CAAGACGTACCGGCAAATGAAGAACCGGCGCGAACTGGCGACTTATTTGGACAGCCTGACCGGGATGGCGATGCAGTCGATCGGCACAGCGATGAGCGAAGTGACGATGCGGGCAGCAGCGAGGCGGCCGCCGTTCGACGACGAGCGCACGGTGGTGCAGCAGGTGAACATGGCGCGCAAGACGGCCGAGGAAGTGGCGCTGTCGCAGGCGATCGAGGAACTGCCGCTGGAAGTGTCCGAGGACGAAGCCGAGCAAAACGAGCCGATGAGCCTGTACGACCTGACGGGGGATTACTGGCGCGAGAAAATGCAGAACGAGACGGTCGGCCCGTCAACGCGCCGCGCAACTACCGGATCCAGCCGGGAGAACTGACCCGCGAAGGCTCGTGGAAAGTCACGGCCGAGCGCAACGTATCCATCGTCGAACTGGTCAAGCGGCTCGAATCCGAGAACCGCATGGCGACCCCGGAGGAAAAAGCGCTGATGACGCGCTTTACCGGCTGGGGCGCGTCTGAAATCGCCAACGGCGTATTCCCCGATCAGCATGGGCGCTTCAAGCCCGGCTGGGAAGCGCTTGGCGAACGACTGAAAGCGGCGCTCACCGAGGAAGAATACGCGAACGCACAGCGCAGCACGCAGTACGCGCACTACACCAGCGAGGGCGTCATCCGCTCGATCTTCGCCGGCCTGGAGCGCTTCGGCTTCAAGGGTGGGCAGATCGTTGAGCCGGGCATGGGGGTGGGGCTATTCGCCGGCCTGATGCCCGATGCCATCGCCGCTCACTCAACCTATACCGGCATCGAGTTCGACAACATCACCGGCGCGATCGCCAAGCACCTGTATCCGCAAAGCAACATCATCGTGGGCGATTTCACGCGCACGAACCTGCCGACCAATTATTTCGACGCTGCGATCGGCAATCCGCCGTTCTCGTCCACGGTCATTTCCAACGACCCGGAGTACAAGCGCCATCGCTTCATGCTCCATGACTACTTCTTTGCCAAAACGATCGATCGTGTGCGCCCTGGCGGCGTCGTGGTGTTCGTCACCAGCAAGGGAACGATGGACAAGGCGAGCGACAAGGCGCGCAAGTACCTTGCCGACCGCGCGAACCTGATCGGTGCCGTGCGGCTGCCGCAGACCGCATTCAAGGACAACGCCGGCACCGAAGTCGTCACCGATGTCCTGTTCCTGCAAAAAAAGGGCGAGGGCGTCGAAGACAATGGCGTGTCCTGGCTGGGGCTGAAAGAGGTCAACACCAAGGGCGGGGAGCCCACCCAAGTCAACGAATACTTCGCCGCGCATCCGGAAATGGTGCTGGGCGAACACTCGATGACCGGATCGATGTACCGGGCCAACGAGTATACGGTCGAGCCGCGCGCCGGCGAAGACATCGAGCAGGCTTTCGCCAAGGCCGTGCAGTCGCTGCCCGAGGGCATCTACAACCCCGAGCGCGGCACTAAGGCCGACAAGGCCAAGGTTATCGAGCGCGACTTTAATCCAACGAACCGCAAGGAAGGCGGGCTGTACCTGTCCGAGGACGGCACGCTCATGCAGGTCGAGAATGGATCTGGCGTTCCCGTCACCAAGCGAAAGAGCGCGGACGGCAAGAAAACGATCGACCTGAGTGCCAAACAGATAGGATGGCTCAAGGATTACGTGGGCCTGCGCGATGCGCTGAAACAAGCCCAATACGATCAGTTGAATGACGGCGATTGGCAGGCGTCGCTCAAAGCGCTGAACGATGTCTACGACAAGTTCGTGAAGAAGCACGGCCAGATCCTGTCGCATACCATCATCGAGCGCGAGAACAAGGACGGCACCACGTCCGTTACCCAGCGGTTCAAGAACCAGCAACTATGGGAAATGGACGCCGAGGGCGCTTTGGTGTTCGGGATTGAGAGGACCAAGCCTGACGGAACGGTCACGAAGGGGCCGGTATTCTCCGAGCGCGTCCTGAAGCGCCCCACCGAGCCGGAAATCAAGACGACACAAGACGCGCTGATGGTTTCGCTCAATCGCTTGGGCCGGCTCGACATCGATGACGTGGCGAAACTCGCCGGACTGCCGCGCGATGAGGCCATCGACGCGCTGGGCACGGCGATCTACGAGGATCCGAGCGTCGGCTGGCAGATGGCCGACGAATATCTGTCTGGCAACGTGGTGCGCAAGCTTGAACAGGCCCGTACCGCCGCCGACCTGAACAAGAAGTATGCGCGCAACATCGACGCGCTGCTGGCCGTGCAGCCCCGGCCGCTGGGGCCGACCGACATCACGGTACGCCTTGGCGCGAATTGGGTGCCGGCGAGCGACATCGCCGACTTCGCCCAAGAAATCATGAACGAGCGCATCGATGTCACCTATCAGCCGATCACGGGCGAATGGACGGCCGTGGGGCATGGAAGCGTGGCGGGGTCCGAATGGGCGGCCGGCAACATGTCACCTTCGGCGGTTCTGGATGCCGTGCTGAACAGCCGCCAGTTGAAGGTCACGTATCGGGATGCTGACGGGAAGCCGCATACGGATCCTGTAGCGACCGAGCAGGCCAACGATGTCGCTCGCAAAATGAAAGAGGCGTTCAGCCGCTGGGTCTGGACCAATCCGGAGCGCTCCGACAGGCTGACGCGATACTACAACGAGAATTTCAACAACATCGCGCCGCGCCAGTATGACGGCTCGCACCTGACGCTGCCCGGCGTTTCCCTGCGCTTTACCCTGCATCCGCACCAGAAACGTGCGGTCTGGCGCGGCATCCAAGACGGCGATGTTTACCTTGCGCATGCGGTGGGCGCGGGCAAGACGATCGAAATGATCGCTTCCGGAATGGAGCAGCGCCGGCTGGGCCTGATATCCAAGCCCATCTACACGGTGCCGAACCACATGCTGGCGCAGTTTTCGAATGAATTCCTCGAACTGTACCCGACCGCCTATATCATGGTGGCCGACGAGCAGAATTTCCATACCAGCAATCGACGCCGGTTCATCGCACAGGCATCGTTGAATAACCCGGACGCGATTGTCATCACGCATTCGGCTTTCGGCAGGATCGGCATGAGCGACGAATTCGCTGATGCCTTTGTGCGGCGTCAGATTGATGAATGGCAGACCGCTCTTAAAGACGCGAGCGACCAGATCACCAAGAAGCAGATCCAGCGCCGCATCGAGGAACTTGAGCGCAGGCTTGAGGGCAAGCAGTCCAAGGAAAAGAAGGATCAGGTTCTGACCTTCGAGGAATTGGGTGCGGACTACATTTTCGTGGACGAAATGCACGAGTTTCGCAAACTCGACTTCGCCACGAACCAGGGCAACATCAAGGGCATCGACCCGAATGGTTCCCAGCGCGCGCTCGACCTGTTCATGAAGGTCGAATACCTGCGCGGCAAGCGGCCGGGGCGCTCGATCACCGGCGCGTCCGGCACGCCGATCACCAACACCATGGGCGAGCTATTCACGGTGCAGCGTTTCTTCCAGCCCGAGCAGCTGGTGGAAGACGGCCTGGATACGTTCGACGCTTGGGCCGCGCAGTACGGCGACACGGTGACGGGCCTGGAGCAGGACGCCGCCGGCGGATACGTGCCTGTGACGCGCTTTGCCAAGTTCCAGAACGTTCCCGAACTGATGCGCCGCGTGCGCTCGTTCATGGACATCGTGACCAACACCAAGCTGGGCGAACTGGTTACTCGGCCGAACGTGAAGGGCGGATCGCGTCAGATCGTCGTCACGCCCATGCCCGCCGGATATAAAGAGTATCAGGCCCAGCTGGCTGCGCGCATCACAGCTATCAAGAACCGTAGGGGTAAACCCCAAAAGGGCGACGACATCATCCTGACCGTCATCAATGACGGGCGGTTTTCCTCGATCGATCTGCGCTTTGTCGATCCGGCCTTGTTGCCGGACCCGGACAGCAAACTTAACCGGATGATCGACGACATGATCGATGCGTACCGGGCGACGGCCAACAATCAGTACAAGAGCGAGAGCGATGGATCGACCGACCCGAACAAGGGATCGACCATTCTGGTGTTTTCCGACATCGGCCTGGGCGAGCAGGCGGCCAAGCGTCGCGGTTTCTCGATGCGAGAATGGATTGAAAAGCGCCTGACCGACGCTGGAATTCCGCGCGAACACATTGCCTTCATGCGCGACTACAAGCAGCACGCCAAGAAGGGCCGGCTGTTTGCGGACATGCGCGAAGGCAAGAAGCGCCTGCTGATCGGCGGCAAGGACATGGAAACCGGCGTGAACGTGCAGAAGCGCCTCACGCATATTTTCCACCTTGACGCGCCGTGGTTCCCATCTTCGGTTGAGCAGCGCGAAGGGCGCGGCGTGCGCCAGGGCAACCAGAACGGCGAAGTCGATATACGGTCCTACGCCACGAAGGGCAGCTACGATTCGACCATGTGGGGCATGAATGCCCGCAAGGCCCGCTTCATCGAGCAGGCGATGAGCGGTGATGACAACATCCGCAGCATGGAGGACGTGAGCGAGGCGAGCGCCTTCGAATTGGCGGCCGCGCTGGCGTCCGGCGACGAGCGTTATCTGAAGCTGGCCGGGCTGCGTGGCGACGTGGAGCGCCTAGGCCGGCTTCGCCAAGCGCATCACGACGGCCAGAACCGGATGCAGCGCGATCGCCATTGGGCGGAAAGCGAAATCGATCGCAAGACCAAGCTGGTCAAGCAGTACAAGGATGCGATCGCCAAGCGCGTTCCGATCCAGGCCGGGGAGTTCGAGGGCAAGATCGGCGGGAAGTCGTTCGACTCGCGCGACGAATTCGGCGTGGCCTTGTTTGATGCCTTCAAGAAGCTGGTTTCCGAGCAGAGCGAAGCGACGAAGGTGATCGGCCATATCGGCGGGTTCAACATCCGGTTCGACGGCACGCGCGCCGGCAGCGACTTCTTTGCTGACGTGCATGTTGACGTGCCGGGCGGCGATCCGATCCTGACGTTCCCCATCGAGGATGGCATGTCCGTCAAGGGGCTGGCGACCAAGGCCGCCAATCAGGTCAACGCGCTCGATCGTCGCCTGACGATGGCCGAGCAGGACATCGAGGCATCCAAGCGTAAGATCGAACAGATCGACGCCCGGTTCGGCGCTCCGTTCGCGGAAGAAGCCGAATTGATGGACAAGATTGCGCAGCTGAACGACCTTGAGACGGAATTGGCCGCCGAAAGCAAGGAAGCGGAAAGCCAGCAAGCGCCCGAGCAGCCGAAAACCGAGCCGCCCGGCGATGTCGCCTACAGCGTGCTGCCCGTAACTGAAACGCCGGCATTCAAGAAGTGGTTCGGTGATAGCAAGGTGGTGGACGCCGAGGGCAAGCCGATGGTTGTATACCACGGCACCCACGGCGACTTTTCTGCGTTCAGGGCTAGTCAGCGCGACAACACTGGAACCGAAAACGAGGAATTCTTCTTTACTGAATCGTCGAGCGTTGCGAGCGGATACGCATTAATGTCCACGCTTGGCGCTGACATCCGAGCGCTGGAAAATCAACTTGATGCCGTTCATGATGAAATGGACGCGGTAGAAGCTGCGCGGGAAGCCTATTGGGAAAACAAGAATTGGACTGACGAGCAACACGACCCGTGGGAATATCCCAAAGACGATCCGGGTTATGAACCTGAGCCGGATTGGTCGATTAAGCAGGAATCCCTTCGGAAGCGAGAAGCCCGTATCGAGCGACAGATCGAACGGCTGGAAGGCAAGCGCGATACCACGCGCGGACAGATTCAGGGTGGCGAGAGCGTCTACCCCGTGTATCTGAGCATGCAAAATCCGCTTGTGGTGGATGCTGGGGCTAAGGGTCGAGGAACGGCCGACGAAATAGCTATCGGCCTTCACTCTCACTTGGTTGAGCAAGCGAAGAAGGATGGACGTGATGGCGTGATCGTGAAGAACGTCCACGACTCTCCGGTCGAGACTGATCCGCACACGGTCTACATTGTTTTCCGCCCCGAGCAGATCAAAAGCGCGACCGGCAACCGTGGCACGTTCGACTCGTCCAATCCTGACATCACATACAGCGTAAAAGCCGATGGCGAAGTTATCAGCGCATCGGCGCGCGGCACGCAGCTTCTGCAAGACCAGACGCCGATGAGCATTCGCAGCACGCCGGCGCTGCGTGATATGAAAGTGCCGGCCCTGCGAGACCTGATGTTTGCGGATCTGCGCGAGGCGAACGGGCTTTCGCACCCGGACGTAGGCGACATTTCGATCGGCCGGCGCGGCTGGTCCAAGAGTCGCGCCAATGCCTCGGACCCCGCAAAGCTTCTTATCATCCCGTCGCTTCCGGAAATTATCCGTTCCGGGGCTTATCTCGGATCGACCCCGGCGCAGGGCAAGTCGGCGGATATCGTCGGCTACCACTACATCGCTCGCCGCCTGAATGTGGACGGCGTGCCGGTCATTGCGCTGGTGACGATCGAGGAAAACAGCGCCGGCACACTCAGCTACTACAATCATACGGTCCTGAGCGACAATTTCGCCGCCAAGAGCGACGGCCCGGCCGATGGCCTGCTTGCCTCGTACCGCCGGCCGATGTTCGCGCCAGACGGGCGCATGACGCGCGGCCAGACCTTGACGGCGGCGCACGCAAGCGTGCGTGACGCTTTGCGGGCCGGCCCGCTCGGGGCGCTGATCGACAGGCTGATATCCGGCGGGCACATCGTTGTGCATCAAAGCCAGTTGACGCTTCCCGCGTCCATGCGTGGCAAATCGGCCCTACAGGGCTTCACCGATAAAGGCATCGTGAACGTCGCGGCCGAAAACCTGACTCCGCAGACGGCCATGCCGGTCCTGCTGCACGAGGCCATGCACGCCAAGGGCGAGCAGCTTGTCGGCACGAAGAAGTGGAACGCTTTGAACAAGCGCCTTGAACGCCTGTACAAGGCTGCGCAGGTGCGCAAGGCCGAGGGCCGCGTTCGCGACGGCGACTATTGGGACGGCGCGCTGCGCCGCGTCAACGCCGCCAAGGACCAGGGCGCGATCAGCCCGGCGCGCGAGGTCGAGGAATTCGGCACGTACGCGATCGAGAATTACGAACTTGCGCCGTCCGGCATCAAGAAGTGGGTCGACGACTTCATCGGCATGGTCAAGGACTGGCTGTATCGCCGCTTCGGCATCCAGGCGGGCGAGGTCACGCCGGCGCAGCTGCGCGCCATGGCTATCGCTGCGCTGCGTTCCATGGACGGCACGGCCCCGCAGTTTTCCAGGGCCATGGGCGGGATGGCGATGAACGACGGAGCGATGAGCGCCGAGGATCGGTATTTCGTCAACGAAGTCCTGTCCGAACTGGCCGCGAACGACGAGTTTTTCCGTCATCCACGTTCGACCGGCTACACGCTCGATCGCGTGACCGATGATATGGGGACCGGCCTGACCTATATCGGGGCCGAGCCGATTCTTGAGAGCGACCAGAACGACTACAACGGGGCCGAGCGCCAGCACCGGCTGCGCACGGCGGCGGGCAACCCCGTGCGCGTGTTCGAGGACAAGAATAGGGTTTGGCTCGACGTGAGCCGGCTTGACCCTGGCGAGGGCGGGTCTGCCGTGTACGCGGCGATCGCCAATTATGCCTACAACACTGGCAAAACCTTCATCGGCGACCCTGACGGGCTATCGGACGAAGCGCTGTACCGGCGCACCGAGGCCATGCTGAATTCGGCGCTGAAATTCGGCACCACGCGCCATCTTGAGCCGCATCCGTATCAACTTGAGGGCAATGCGGAGCTTGGCGTCGCGCCCCTGAAGTGGCAAAATGGGGAAGATGCCGAAAACGTTCGGTCGATGATCGACGTTGTAACCCAATTCGTAGACAGCCATGTCCCTGACGCACGCGATGCCACTTTCGACTTCCAGAGCCGAACCTTCCGAACTGGTGAAGGCGAGCCCGTCACTGATGGCGTGCTTAGAGGGTGGGTGGCCCCTGAAAAAGGTGGAACATTTGGCATTGGCGGCTCTAGTCTTAAAAGAAGCCTGCTGTACAAATCCCTTCTACGCAGCGCGAGCAGCGAAAGACCCGGATTACTGGAACGAGTTTTCCGTACACATGCCGAACTGGTTGCCGCAGGGGCACCCCTCAATCAGATCAGCTATAGCGTCTCTGAACGCGAAGAAGCCCTAGACGAGGCTTCTGCTGCCCTGGCCGCCGCCGACGAGCCGGTCGGGCCTGCGCTTACTGACAACTTGGGATCTGCGATCCGCGATTTCTACGGCCTGCGCGGTCTGTGGCATCGCTTCATCACGCACCCCTACACGATCGCGGTGCTATTTCCCGAATTCACGCCCGTGTTCAACGCCTTCGAGGCGCAGAACCGGCAGCGCAACCTGATCATGGAGGATCTGTACCGGGATTTTGCCGACTATCAGGCGCTGTCTGGCGACGAGAAAGAGGGCGTCAACAAGGTGCTCGAATTGGGCCGGCTCACGTCGAACGTCTATTCGGACGCCGAATTGAAGGCCGGAATCGAAAATCCTGGCTATCGCAACGCCGTGCGCATCGATGAGGAAGGCAAGGCGCATCGCGTGCGCCAGGACATCAAGACCGGCCTGACGAAAGCTGGCGACAAGATCAACCTGAACCAGAAACAGATCCAGGCGTACAAGTCGGTGCGCAAGATGTTCGACCGCGCGCTGCAAATGTTCCGCGATCAGATGTTGCAAGAATTCGGCCTTGGCCGGTACGCCGGTCAGCCGAAAGCGGCCGAGGCCATGATGAAACAGGCCGCCGGCCTGCCCAAGACGAGCGGCGAGCGCGCGCGGCTGGAAGAAATGGCGCAGTTTGTGGCCGACATCGAACAGGCTTCGCGCACTGGCTACGTCCCGTTCACCCGGTATGGCGACTTCTTCATCGCGGTTAAGGAGAGGCAGGCTGACATCCAGTACAAGCGCGATGGCGACGATTATCTCGCCACGGAAGTGCCGCAGGCGCTGGTCGAGTACTTGGATAGCATCGGTGCGAACTACGACAACGAGGCCGACGCATGGCGTCTGACCGAGGACCAGCGCAAGTCTCTGGAGAAAGAGAACGAAATCGCCATCTACAGCGAGAAAGTGGAAACCGGCATCAAGGACATCTTTGGCCGAAACTCCGTGCGCCGCGTGAAGAATGAGAAGCGCCCGGTCCACAACATCCCGTCCGTGAAAAAGGCGTTCAAGCGCATCACAGCCGAATACATCGACGGGCACCCCGGCCGGCGATTGGTGTCTGGCGAGGTCAGCAAGCAGCGCGTCGAAGGCGACATCGACATGCAGGGCCTGGATGCTCTGGCCGAACTTGCCTCGATCGAAAAGGAGGTATGGGGCGATATTCGCGAGCGGTTCGGCCAAGTCCTGCAGGCGAGGGGGTTTCGCCGGCACTTCATTCAATCGAGCAACGTGCCGGGGTATTCGACCGACTTCGAGCGCTCCATGGCCGAGTACATTGTCGGATCTGCCGGGTATCTTGCGCGCCGCCAGCATAGTGAGATGTGGGATAAAGCCGTCCAGGGGATCAAGGGCGAAAAGCTGAAAGCGTACGCGACGGATTACCGGCAGTACGTGAATGATCCGAGCGAGGAATATTCGCTCATCCGGCAGATCGGCTTTTTCAAATACATAAGCGGCAACCTTTCGTCCGCGTTCCTGAACGCGACACAGGTGCCGCTGCTGACGATGCCGTTCCTGACCCAAATCACAAGCTATCCGCAGGCATCCGCCCAGGTGGCGCGCGCCTACAAGGACGCGCTGAGCATCTTGCGCCCCGACCGTGTGGGCATGCACATGTTCGACCTTAAGAGTGCGCCGGCGGACGTACGTGAGGATTTGATCCGCGCCGGCCAGGAAGGTCTGTTGTTGCCGTTGCAAAGCCTCGAAGTGATGGGCATGGCGAACCGTCGCACGCCCGGCGGGCGGCGCTGGCAGAAAGGGTTTGATAGCACGGTGCAGTATGCCGGCATTCCGTTTACCGGCATCGAGCGGCTGAATCGCGTCGTGACGTTCATCGCGGCCGCACGGCTTTCCAAGCAGCCGCGCACGCGCGCCAAGATCGAGCAGGTGTTTCGGGCGAACCCCATGGCGCGGTCGAAACTGCACAATGAGGACGGCAGCTTCAGCACGTACGGTTTCAGCGAATTCGCTGTGGACGAGACGCAGCTGGTCATGGGCAAGGGCAACCGTCCCACGCTCATGCGCAGCATCGGCACGCCTATCTTCCAGTTCAAGAGCTTCACCTTCCAGGCGCTGGAGGCGATGTTCATGCGCTTCCCGATGCAGGGCAAGGAAGGCAGGAAAGCGAGGAATCTTGCGCTGATTACGATGATGGTCCTGTCCGGCTTTTGGGGCCTGCCCGGCATCGACGACCTGCGCGACATTCTTGAGAAATCGTACAAAGGACTCACCGGGAAGGATTTCGATACCCGAGACTGGGTGCGCCAGAAAATTTACGAAACGACCGATTCTTTGTGGCTGGCGCGGTTCTTTGATATGGGCCTGCCGGCGGCCGGCGTGACGGTGGGCGACACGCATATCGGTGTCGACATGAGCCGGCGTATCGGCATGGGCAACCTGCTGCCAGGATCCGAGTACGAAACGACCGGCATATCCGCCGTCGACAATTATCTGCTCGGATCGCTCGGGATCCCTGGCGATCTGATTTTTGGCACGACCATTCGCGCCGGACAGCAGTTTCTGCGCGGAGACGTAGGCGGCGCGGTCACGCAGTACATGCCGAACTTCGTGGAGAACGCTCGACGTTCGTACGAATGGCACACGAAGGGCGTCCTGACGCGCGCGCAGCGCAAGATGCTCAATCCCGAGGACGTGGAAACTTCCTCCATCATCCTGAAGTCGATCGGTTTTCAGCCCACGCAGATATCCGAACTGTATGCCGGCCAAGCGGCCGAGCGGCGCAGCCAGAACGCAATATCGCAGCTACGTTCCAATCTGAAAGGCAATCTGGTGCGGGCGCTCGCGGCGGAAATGCGCAACAGCGACCCCGAGAAGGTGGCCGAACTCGGTCATGACGTGGACAAGGCGTTTCAGGCGATCATCGATCACAACGAGTCGATCACGCGCCCGGAAGACGAAATCAAGGTGACGAACTCGTCGATCCGGCAGATGATGCAGCGCGAGTTGGGTGGCGTGCCAGCAGCGTTCGGACGGGAGAAGAAGGCGGCTCGCGGAACGGCGCAGGCCCGTCGCCGTGCCTACGACTTGGAGCGCTATCTGGAGCCCAGGCCGGCCGATTAAAGCAGAAAGGCGACGACGAAGCCGAAGCCTAGCAAGCCGGCATGAAACAGGACGGACAAGGCAACGGCGATGCGCTCTTTGCGCAGGCCGCCCATCAACAGGCTGGTTTGGGGATCGTAGCTACTCATTTCTATTCCTCAGTAATGGCCCCATTCTAACCCCTAAATCCACGAAAACAAAGCTTCCTGTTGTTTTTCGGCTTGCTTTGGCACCGGCAGGTGATAAAATCTCACCATGCGCTGCGCAGGACGTGCGGCTTCCTCTCTCACCACCATGGAGGACGCCAAGTGAACGTCCACAGGAGCAGCGTAACAATGAAAGACGAAACGGTAACTACGGCGGCGGCGAAAGCGGCTCTGCCTGTGGGTGTTTCAGGCAGCTTGATCTTCGGCTATCCCGTCAGCGAAGTCGTTCAATTCATCACCCTCATTTTCCTGATCCTGCAAATCGGGCTTCTTGTCCCGAAGTATTGGGCGTTGCTCAAAAGCAAGCTGGGCCGCAAATGATCCCGGCATCGCTCAAGCAGAAAATCCTGCTGGCTTCAGCGGGCGGCGCGATCGCCATCGCCGGCGTGCTGGTGACGTACTTCGAGGGGCGCGCCTACGTGCCGTACCTCGATCCTGTCGGGATCCTGACCGTCTGCGAGGGCCATACCGGCCCCGACATCATCCCCGGCAAGCGCTACACCGATGCCGAATGCGATGCGCTGCGCGACGCGGATCTGCGCATTGCCGAACGAGCCGTCGAGCGGCGCGTCAAGGTGCGTCTGAACCCGTGGCAAAAGGCGGCGCTGATCGATTTCACGTTCAACGTGGGCGAGGGCAATCTGGCCAGTTCTACGCTGCTACGGAAACTGAACGCTCACGACTATGACGGCGCGTGTCGCGAATACGACAAGTGGAACCGCGCGCGCGTGCGCGGCATCCTCACGACCCTGAAGGGCCTGGTTAAGCGCCGCGCTGCCGATCGCTGGGTCTGCGAGGGCGGCAGTGATTAAAGCCTATCTCTTTGCCTCGCTGGCCGGAGCGATAGCAGGCTTTGGTGCCGCGTGGTTCATCCAGGCCGGCTATGTCGATGCAGCTGAGGCCCGTACCGATATCGCCATTGAGCAAAAGCGCGCTGTCGAACATGACCTGAAAGTTTGCAAGTTAGGGGTTGAATTGCAAAACGCCGCCATTGCTGAATTGGAAGAAAAGGCACGCAAGGCACAGGTCGAATTGCACGCGGCAAAGGAAAGCAGGGATCTGGCTGAATCTCGCGCCGACCGCATCCTGCAAGAGCGCACCCCGGCCGACCAAGACGCATGCACGTCTGCACGCAACGCATTCGCTGATGAACTTCGACAGGAGCGCACGCGATGAGGGCGCTGCTTGTCGTCGGCATGGCGGTCCTGCTTGGCGGATGCGCCACGACGCCCGAGCCCAGGACCATCACGCAAGTCGTGAAGGTTCCCGTGCCGTGCGAGCCGCAGCGCCCGGCCGCGCCGTCATGGGCCGTCGATGCGCTAGGGCTCGATGCGAGAATCGACGAGCAGATGCGCGCGCTTCGCGCCGACCGACAGCGCGCGCGCGGCTACATTTCCGAGCTTGAGGCAGCCCTGAACTCGTGCAAAAACTGACCGTGCGGAAGCCCCGTTTTTGAGTAACAATTTGGGCTACAAACTGCGCAACAATCATGTTCTTGTGATAAGAAAGAACAATAATATCAAGTACATACAGAAAGTTGTGAGCGTCTCGGCCGCACCATACTTCAAAATCGCGTACCTGATCCAAGTACCTGATACACAACGGTTTATCGAATTTCTGTGAACTCGCCGTTGCCCGGTTATGCGCTTTGTGTGATACAAACTGCATAACAAATTGGGTTACAGGGCGTGGTCAGGCTGGCAAATCAGAACCGCTTTTTGTCCGAGCGCGGTGGCGTCTTTTACTACTGCCGGCGCGTGCCGGCGGCGGTCTCCGACACGGACGAGCGCGCGCCGTTCGTGCGCCAGTCGCTCAAGACCGACGACCTTGCCCGCGCCCGCGCCAAGCGCGACATCCTTGAGAAAGCCGACAACGAACTGTGGGCATCGATGCTCGCCGGCGAGGACAGCACCATGATCCGCGCCCGCTTCGAGGCGGCCCGCCTGCGCGCCGAAAGCCTCGGGTTCTCGTACCGGCCGGCCGAAGAACTCGCCCAGCAGGACATATCCGAAATCGTGGCGCGCGTTCTGGCGATCATGGACACGCGCACGCCGCGCCCGGTCGAGGCGGCGGTGCTGGGCGGGGCCGGCGACTCGTCGGTGACGGTCAGCGCCGCGTTCGATGTCTACTGCGATGAAATCGTCGCGCAAAAGATATCGAAGAAAAGCCCGGCCCAGCGCAATCTGTGGAAGCGGATCAAGAGGCGGGCGATCGACTCGTTCATCGAAGTGGTCGAGGACAAGCCTCTGTCCGACATCGATCGGGACGACGCGCGCAAGTTCTACCTGCACTGGATGAAAAAGATATCGCCCAAGAGCGGCCCGAGGATATCGGCCTCGATGGGAAACCGTGCGATCGGTGACATGCGCGTCCTGTATTCGTCCTACTTCACCTATATCGGCCAGGACGACCGCACGAACCCGTTTGCCAATCTCGGGTTTTCCGAGGACAAGAAGCGCAAGCGCCCGCCGTTCCCGAAAGGGTGGATCGAGGAAAAGATACTTGCCCCTGGCGCGCTGGCGGGGATGAACGAGCAGGAACGTGGCGTGGTGCTGGCGATGATCGAAACCGGCGCGCGCCCGAGCGAGTTGTGCAATCTGGTGCCGTCGCTCATCCGTCTTGATGCGGACGTTCCGCACATCACGATCGAGCCGCGCGACGATCCCGACGATCCGCGCGAAATCAAGACGCATACATCGGTGCGCCGCATCCCGCTGGTGGGCATATCGCTTGAAGTGTTCAAGAAGCACCCGAACGGCTTCCCGCGCTACAAGGACCGGGAAGCGTCGCTGTCGACCGCGATCGGGAAATACATGCGCGTGAACAAGCTTTTCCCGACGCCCAAGCACAAGACCTATTCGATCCGGCACACCTTCGAGGACCGGATGAAAGAGGGCAACATCGATACGGAGTTGCGCAAGATCCTGATGGGTCATTCCATCGATCGGCCGGAATACGGCTCGGGCGGGGCCTTGGAATGGCGGCGCGAGCAGCTTTTGAAAATCGCGCTGCCGTTTGACCCGTCTATCGTTTGAGACGGCGCTTGGCGCGCGCGAGCAGTTCTTCCTGGCTGCGCATGGTGTGCAGTTCGCGCTCCAAGCGCTCGAAGATGGGCAGGTAGGCTGTGCCGTTCGGGCCGGCCCGCGAGATAGCGAGCGCGACCCGATCCAGGCACCGTTCCAGCAGCGCTGGCGTGATGTCGTGACGCTTGACGGGCTGGCGAACGGAAACGGTCATTCGGCCGGCTCTGTGCGTCTGGCGCGCTCGTAAGCTTCGATGTCGCTCTTGCGGTAGCGCACAGATCCGCCGATCACATGGTAGGCTGGCCCCTTACCGTTCTTGCGCCAGCGCTTGATGGTGTCGGAACGCAGCCCGTACCGCTCGGCAAGTTCGCGCTCGGTCAGGTATTCGCTCATGCCTTTCCTTTGATTTCCTTGCGGCGGCGAACCTTCTTTTTCGCCTCCGCGATGCGGATCTGCGCGCGTAGCAGCATGTCGCGCGACTCGCGTTCGATCTTTTGCCAGAATTCAAGTTCGCATTCCGCGCATTGCTCTTTGTAGGAGCGGCCGTGCGAACAGTGTGTCTTGGTGGTCATTGCGCTTCCGCCTGCTGGCGCTCCATCTGTTCTTGAGCAGCGGCGGCTTGCGCGTCGTCGTCGAACTGCGCGCCTTCCTGATCGGCCGGCATGCTGGCGGCCACGGCGGCATCGGCCTTTTCCGCTTCCTGTTGCAGCAACGTCATGGTGTCGCTGTCGGCCAGGATGGCGGTGCGCACAGGGCCAGGATTCTGCATCCAAAGCTCCCGGAACGCCGCTGTTCCCTTTTTCGCGGCTTGCTCCAGCTTGGAAGTGAGGTCGGATACTTCCTTTTTCATCTGTTCCTCGACGGACAGACCTTCTTCCAGCCATCGGCGCAGGCGCTCGCCTTCCTTTTCCGAAAGCTTCACGGGATCAAGGAACAGGCGCGTGCGGTCCTTCGATGCGGTGGCGAAATTGCCGTCTAGGCTGATGTCCAGCACAGCTGAGAATTCATATTCCAGGCCATCGCGCTGGATGGGGGCCAAGCCGACCTTCTTCGGCACCTGCTTGCCCCTGGCGTCCTCGACGAGAACGAAGTCGGACTTGCTGCGCATGGTGCAGATCATGTGCATGCGCGATTGCAGGATCGTGTCGATGAATGCGTTGTGGCGCGGCGTGACATCGGCCCAGGCGACGTAGGAATTGCCCTTGGCTTTGGTGCGGGTCACGGCGTCATGGATTTCCAGAACGCCGCCCTTGCCGTTCCATTCGTGCGTGATGCTGTCGATGATGCAGATATCGTAGCCCGCATCTTCAGCCTCGCTGATGGCCTCGCGATACGCTTCGGGCGAGAAGGGGGCGTTCAATTCCAGAACATCGAAGTCGGGCATGCCGGCCATGCCGGCGTATAGCGATGCGCTGCCGCGCTCGGTGTCGATGACGGCGATGCGCCCGCCGATACCTTTGGCAAGCAACAGCGCCGAGTAGGTTTTGCCGGCCCCGCTCGGGCCGGTAAGAGCAAGACGCAGACGCGCCTGCTTGCGTTCCGCTTTCCTGAAACGGCTCATTATCCTCTCCGGTAGATTCCGGCCCACGCCGGATGGTGAGATTTTATCACCAATAATCCACCAAAAGAAACAGGATAAAACTATCGAAATGAAAATTCAGATAGCCGTACGCTATCAGTTGCGCGTGGCGATGATGGGTTCCGCCCAATCCAGCGCGGCATTCTGTCGATTATAGGGTCCGGACAGATTGACAGATCCGCTTGCGTAGCCGCGCCGGACTGTCGCCAGCACGGTCGGCCCGCCCTTGATCTTCGCGTAGCAGAACCGTCCGAAGGCACTGTCCTTTACGGATGTCGGCTCGACGCAAAAGAAAACCCATGCGTCCATCCACGAAAGGGCAGTGTCAGCGGTGCGGGCCTGTATGGCAACGCTTTTGACCGGCATGCCGCTTGGCGCGACGGCGCGCTCCACTTTGGTGACGGCGACGACCTCGCCCTTGCCGTTGAGCGCGCCGACGACTTTCAGGCGCGGGCCGGCGCGCACGGCGTCCGGATACCCGGCGTGCGCAATCACGTCATCGAAGGTCAGGCCGAGGATGCGCGAAAGATTGACCGCCTCGTCCAGTTGCATGCGCCGCTCATTGCTGAAAATGCGCGAGAGTTGCGCATGGTGGTTGAAACCCATCTTCGCCGCGACTTCGCGCAGCGACATTCCCCTGTCTTTGATGATGCCGAGAAAGTACTTCTTATTCACTGTCGGCTGATCCATGTGCGATTCCTGTGTAGGGACGTGAGCATATAACACCGGGTAATAACGATTACAACGTGATTGATTGACATTGGTTCTCGGATGGTGAGAAAATAGCACCATTACGAGGGAATCGAATCGCCATGAAAATCGTCACCGATCAAGACATTACCGGGCTGGTAGCCAGGAACCTGCGCAACGAACTCGGTATGGCCCAGGCGGCATTTTGGGGAGCCGTGGGCGTCAAGCAGCCGATCGCCTCACGGTACGAGGCCGGCCTGCGCATTCCCGATCCCATCAAGTCTCTTTTGTTCATCCGCTACGTGGCTGGCATCGAATACAGCCCCAGCACGGTCCCCGGCGCGGAGGGGCTACGCAAACTCGCGTCACAACAGCAGTCGTAATTTTCAAGGAAAGGAAATGGCATCGGTCAATAAAGTGATCCTCATCGGAAATCTCGGACGCGACCCGGAAGTTCGCTACAGCCCCGGTGGGGCCGCCATCTGCAATGTGTCGATCGCGACCACTTCATCGTGGAAAGACAAGCAGACGGGCGAACCGCGCGAGGAAACGGAATGGCATCGCGTCGTCTTTTACAATCGCTTGGCTGAAATCGCCGGCGAGTACTTGCGCAAGGGCGGTTCGATCTACGTCGAGGGCCGGCTGAAAACCCGCAAGTGGCAGGACAAAGAAACCGGCGCGGATCGCTACAGTACCGAAATCGTTGCGGACCAGATGAAGATGCTGGGCAGCCGTGGCGAAGGCGAATTCAGCCAGTCGCGCGCGCCGCGCACAGCAACCGAGCCGCGACCGCAGAATGCGCAACACCAGATGTCCTATTCCGAGGCGAGCAGCGGCAGCAGCTATCGGCGCGCGCCGTCGCAGACGACAGGTTCGAGCTTCGATGACATGGACGACGACATTCCGTTCTGAGGGGAAACCCTAATCAATCCCGCGCGCTTCGGCGCGCTTTTCAACGCAGTGACAAGGAGAGGGAAATGGAAGTGACAATGGACATCGAGACGGTGCCAAACGGCGACGGCCGCGCACTTGAGCAGGCGATGGCCGAAGCCGAGAAGGCCAAGGCCGCATGCAAAGCGCCAGGGAACTACAAGGATCCGCAAAAGATTGCGGAATACATCCAGGCGGCGAAAGCGGAAATAGACGCCGGCCTTCACGACAAGGTTGCCAAGACATCGTTTGACGGCGCGCTCGGGCATATCTGCGTGATCGGCATGGCGATCGACGATCAGGATCCGATCGCCTTTTACGAGAACAGCACCGAGCCGCACAAACACGAGGGCCGCGTCATCAAGACGTTCTTCGATTATCTCGAAGCGCAGTATGCGCCGTCGCGTCAGACGCGCCCGCATTTCATCGGGCACAACATCGTGGGCTTTGACCTGCGGTTCCTGTTTCAGCGCGCCGTGGTGCTGGGCATCCGCCCGCCCGGTTTCATCCCGTTTCACGCCAAGCCCTGGGACGATGTTGTCTACGACACCATGAGCAGATGGGCCGGCTTCAAGGGCGAGAATATCAGCCTGGACAAACTGGCGAAGGCGCTCGGGCTGCCCGGCAAGCAGGGCATCGATGGCTCGCAGGTCTGGCCGATGGTCGCGGCCGGCAACATCGAAAAGGTTGCCGACTACTGCGCGCACACGGACGTTGCGCAGACACGCGATGTCTACAAGCGGATGACGTTCCAGACATTGCCGGTGGTGCAAACCAAGGCAGCTTAATTTTGCATCGCGTGGTGAGAAATCATCACGCGATACCTTCCGATTGTGAGGAAATATGCAAGAGGGCGATCAGATCGACCGGGCGAACGAACTGGCAGACCGCGAGCGCGAGGCCGCCATCGAGACGGCACGCAGGAGCGTTGCGCAAACCCCGGCCCCGACAGGGCGATGTTTCTACTGCGACGAAATCGTGGATGACGAACGCCGCTGGTGTTCGGTCGAGTGTGCGCGGGATTGGGAGCGCGAAGCCGAAGCGAGGAAAAGAAATGGACAATGATCATCCCGCCGTCATCGCGGCAGCGGTGCATACGCTGCGCACGCTCGTCGACGGAACGCTGTCGGTAACGCTGCAAGTCGAGCCGCGTCACGCAACCGACTGGATCCGCGCGTTCGGCACGCTGCCCGGCACGCCGGTGGCAGTGGCAAGGCTTGTGCCCGAGGCGGCGCAAGCCTCGACCCAGCGCGAGACGGACAAGGATGTTCGCTGGGGCCACGTCTACGAGCCGCTATTTCGTTTCGGCTGGTTTCATAACCCGAAGGTGTCCGAGGAATTCGGCGTGGCGGACCTGCTGCCGGACGAGCGTGTCAATCGCATCAAGCGCGAAATTTACAGGCTGTTCGGCGTCAGCAGTCTGGCCGAACTCAACCCGACAACCTTCTACCAGTTCTGCCGCAACAGGGGCATTGCCGGCACGCTGCCGGCGAGCGTGATCGAGGAAGCGACGGGGCGGCCGACATGATGCGTCGTGTTCCGTTGAGGCAAAAGACGCCGATCAAGCGCGGCACGTCGCAATTGAAGCGCACGCCGATGAAGCGCAGCAGCCGGCGCAAGCACAAGATCGATGGTCATCACGATCAGAAGCTGCTCGACGCTTGCAGGGGCGAGCCCTGTTATTTGCAGGTGCCCGGCTTGTGCCCGCGCATCAAGGACGACCCGACTGTCGTGGATTGCCATGCGAACTGGCTCGACACGGGCAAGGGGATCGGCATCAAGGCCAAGGATAAGTTTTCGGTGCCCGGCTGCATGCATTGTCATGCTTGGCTGGACATCAAAACGAGCGCGACGCGCGAGGAAAAGCGCGCCGTGTTCTTCGATGCGCTCGCACGCTGGGAGCCGGTGCGCGCGCGCAAACTCATGGAGGGCAAAAAACTATGAGCGTTATTTTTATGGCGGTGGGCGGGATCGTCGTCGGCGGGCTGTTGGCCTTCGGCGTCGTCTCGTTTTTCAATTTCATCAAATCCCGAGGGGGAAAAAGGAAATAATATGAGTACGAAACAAGCATTTACGATCGGCACCCTGGTGATGGCGATCTTGATCATGATCTTTGCTGGATTCGGGTCATGGTACACGGTCGATCAGGGCGAGCGCGCCGTGACATTGCGCAACGGCGCTGTAACCGGCGTGGCAGACCCTGGGCTGCACTTCAAGATGCCTTTCATCGACGACTACACGCGCATCAGCACGCAGACGCACGCGATCAGGCTCAAGAACGTCGAGGCGTATAGCCGCGATCAACAGCCGGCAACGCTGGTGGTCTCGGTGACGTTTCGCGTGCCGGCCGGCGAAGTCGACGCGCTGTATGCGCAGTACGGCAACATCGACAACATGAGGGTCAGGCTGCTGGAGCGCAAAATTCCGGATCAGATCAAAACGATCTTCGGCCAGTTCACAGCCATTTCCGCCGTGCAGGACCGCGTGAAGCTTTCGATCGGCGTGAACGAAGCGCTTGCGCGTAGCGTCGAGGGCCAGCCGATTCACATCGAGGGCGTTCAGATAGAGGAAATCGGGTATTCGCCCGCGTACGAAAACAGCGTCGAGGACCGCATGAAAGCGGAAGTCGCCGTGTTCACGCGCCAGCAGAACCTCGAAACCGAGCGGATCAATGCGAAGATCGCGGTGACGCAGGCACAGGGCCGCGCCGATTCCGTGGTGGCCGAGGCGGAAGCGAAAGCCAAGGCGGTTCGTCTTGCCGGCGAGGCCGAAGCGGCCGCGATTCAAGCCAAGGGTGACGCGCTGCGCGCCAACCCCGAACTGGTCGCGCTGGTATCAGCCGAGCGCTGGAACGGCGTGCTGCCGACCACGATGGTGCCAAGCGGGGCCGTGCCATTCGTCAGTGTGAAGTAGATATGCGAATGCCGGCGCGGCGTCGATCGCCTGAATTCAGCGAGCAGTGCGCACTGTTTCTTTGGGCACGCAATCCGGCAACGCTCAGAAAATACCCCGAGCTTCGCCTGCTGTCGTGCAGCCTGAACGGTGTGAAGCTGAGCAAGGCGCAGGCCGGCAAAGCCAAGGCAGCGGGCATGCTGGCGGGCGAGCATGACGTGCGCCTGCCGGTGGCGCGCGGCACGTACACGTCGCTCTCGATCGAAATGAAAGCGGGCGACAATCAGCCCACGAAGGCGCAGCTGGAGTACGGCGCGCTGCTTGAGGCCGAGGGCGGCTGCGTCCGTTACTGCTGGTCATGGATCGAAGCAAAGGAGGCGATCGAGCATTACCTGGGGCTGGGCAAGCCTGAATTTCTACGCCCGTAGTGGTGAGAAAATATCACTACGGGCATTCGGAGAGGGGATGAACGTCAAGAAGGACACAGCGCCGATCGTGCGCCCCGTCATGAGATATCATGGTGGAAAATTTCGCATGGCCGAGTGGGTGATCAGCCACTTCCCGAACCACAAGTGCTATGTGGAGCCGTTCGGCGGTGCCGCCAGCGTCCTGATGCGCAAGCCGCGCAGCCACGGCGAAGTGTACAACGACCTTGACGGTGAAATCGTCAACGTCATGCGCGTGCTGCGCGACCCGGACATGTGCGCGGCGTTGGCAGACGCGATTGCCCTGACGCCGTACGCCAGGGACGAATTTACCGCTGCGTTCGAGCCGTCCACAGATCCCGTCGAGCGGGCGCGGCGCACGTTCATTCGTGCGGAAATGGGCTTTGGATCGGCCGGTGCGACAAAGGGCACGACAGGGTTTCGCATCGATACGCAGCGCAACTACGGCACGGCCATGCAGATATGGACGAGGGTGCCGGCCGGTCTGGCCGCCTTCACGCAGCGTCTGCGCGGCGTCCTGATCGAAAATCGCCCGGCGCTCGAAGTGTTGCGCGACCACGACACCGAAGACACATTATTCTATGTCGATCCGCCCTACGTTCACAGCGCCCGTAAGATGGGCAGCAGATCCTATCGCCATGAAATGACGGACGAGGACCATGTGCGCCTGCTGGAGGCGCTTCGAGAATTGCGCGGCATGGTGATCCTGTCGGGCTATCCGACCGACATCTACGGCGAAATGCTGCGCGGCTGGCGCAGCGTCACCAATGAGGCGCGCATTTCGGCCGGGTGCGGCACGGCGGTGAGAACGGAAGTTCTCTGGCTTTCACCGAACGTCGCCAGCCAGCAAGGAAACCTTTTTCTGGAGACGGCATGACGGCACACTTTTCATGGCAGGCTGGCGTCCTCGAATCCGACCTCGGGGCCATGACGAAACTGGTTCTCATGGTCATCGGATCGTACATGAACCAGCACGGGCAGGGGGCCTTCCCTTCCTACAAGACGATAGCGGATGGGGCTTCGATCAATCGATCGACGGTCATTCGCCACGTCGAGATTGCGCGGCAGGCTGGCTGGCTGAAGATTCAAGCGCGCGTTCGCCCACCGAAAGAAGACGGCAAACCCGAGAGCGACACGAACCTCTACGAAATATCGTTCCCGGCGGACACGCAGGAAGAAGAAGGGTGGTCGCACAGGACGACCAGGGTGGTCGCACAGGACGACCAGGGTGGTGGCACAGGACGACCAGGGGTAGTCGCACAGGACGACCCTAACACCCCATCTATATCACCCCAAGGAACACCCCATATAATAGACGTGCCGGTCACGCGCAAAGCAGCGCCCGACGAAGATCCGTTCGAGATTGCCTGGAAGCATTATCCGAAGCGCGCCGGCGGCAATCCGAAGGTGGCCGCGCGCAAAGCCTGGGACCGGCGAGTCAAGGAAGGCGTGGATCCGCAGGTGATGCTCGCCGGCGTGCAGCGCTACGCCGCGTTTTGTCTGGCCACGGGCAAGGAAGGCGGCGAGTACGTCCTGATGGCCGCAACATTCTTCGGCCCGGCCCAGCGCTATCTTGATGCCTACCAGCTTCCGAAGTGGAAGGGCATGCACGTCAATTTTCAGGAGAAAACTTATGTCGGAACAGCCGACAGCGAAATTGATTGGCTCGATACTCGATGAGCGCTGGATGAAGACGCACCTGCCGATCGGTAATTGCGAAGCGCATGGCGATTACCACGGTCTTTCCTGCCCGAAGTGCGAAATCCAGCATAGCGTAACGAATGCACAGGTCGAAGCGGAGCGTGCGCGCCGTGAAGCGGCACTGAAAGCGCTCGTCTACCGTTCCGGCATCCCGCCACGGTTCATGACGAAAACGTTCGACAGCTTCCAGACCGACACGGAGCAGCAGGCGCGCGTGTTGCGGATCTGCCGGGCCTATGCTGATCGCTTCGATGATCGCCTTGCCGCCGGCGGTGGTCTGGTCATGTGCGGGCTGCCCGGCACCGGCAAGACGCATCTCGCGTGCGCGATCGGTAGCGCCTTGATGCAGCGAGGCAGGTCGGTGTTGTTCATCAACGTCATTTCGGCGGTCGATCGCGTGATGGAAACGTTCCGTCGCGAGAAAGCGGAAACGAAACGTCAGGCGATTGCGCGGTTCTTCGAGGCGGATCTGCTGATCCTCGATGAAGTCGGTTTGCAGTTCGGCAATGATTCCGAAAAGGTGATCCTGTTTGAAATCATCAACGGCCGCTATGATCGTGTGCTGCCGACGATCCTGATATCGAACCTGCAGGAAAATGAATTGGGGGCTTACATCGGCGATCGTCTGATCGATCGGATGCGCGAGGGCGGTGGTGTAGTTCTGGCGTTCGACTGGCCCAGCAAGCGCAAGGAAATAAAAACCGCGTCGAAAGATATGCCGGCCTGGGTGCAGGCGGCCACAAAAAACCCCGGTCAGGCCGGGGCGGGTTAAGCTTGATCTAGTTTGCCGTCCGTCTGCTGATGATGGGGCGGGGCTGTGTCTTGAGTGCGAGGATGACTTTTTGAATGTCAGCCAAACCAGGGTCGCCTCCGGCCCAGGCTCGGATGAGAACCGACGCTGACGCGGCTTCTTCCAACGTTGCATCGCGCACCATCTTTATATCGTCCTCGGTCAGATCAACGCCGAAATGCTTCGGCAGATTGCCTACAGGCGCGGCATTCAGGGCACTCCGTAATTCAGCTGCACCTACGGCGGGATTGACTGCCCCATGATTGCGGTTTCTTGCCAACAGGTCAAAGCGAACTATTGCTGTTTCTACAGCTTCCCGCAGGGGTTCCGCGCTTGCGACAACGGGTGCGGCGTGCAGGTCAACCACAGTGCCATGCGGCAGCGCGTCGAGCGATGCACTGGTCCAGTCGATGACGAGGTCGGGGAAATTTTCCTCTCCTCGATAAACGACGCGCACGCGCATGGCCGGCTCCGCGCTCGCGGCAGGCTGTCCATATGTTCGCACGATCACCCTGTAGATGTCTTCGATGGGCGTCGTGTCCTCGCAGCAGCTATCGAATACCTCGTCAACAATGCGCCCCAGCAGGTCGCGGGGGATTGATGTGGGCGGGGTCGCGGCAGGTTGGCTCTCTGCGTCTCTTTTTTCCGCTCTCTGCATGTCTGTGCTGCAAAGAGGCCGGTCGTAGCGGGCGAGTAGGGCGCGGGCGTTGGTGATTTCCCCAGGCCACTGAAACTCAGGTCGGCCGCCTTCGTCATCTGCCCACTTTGCGCCGCACTGGTCGCAGATTTCCCATATCGCCCCGCCTCGATGCGTTTCCTCGTGCAGGCAGATTTGCGCTTCCGCCCAGGAAAGCAGTCTTCCCAGCGTGCGCAGATAACCGTTCGGCACATTCACCGGCTCGGCGGGCCACATATTGATGAAATTCCGCAGCACTGTGAACTCGGTATAACTGTCACTGTTAGGGTGGTCGTAAATCCAGTTCAAAGCGGAGTGGGCCTCGTCCGCCGTTGGGCGTGTAGGGGCACCTTTTGTGGCATCAAACGGAGCCTTACCGCCCGTCCCCTTCGCCGGCTCGGCGGGTTGTGGGGCGGGGCGGTACAGTAAATCATATTCGCCGGCATCGTCGAAACTTGTGTATCGATATGCCCAACGATGCCCGTCCCACTCGAAACTCTCACCAGCTACGCCAGACGATCCTTTGCCAAATCGGGCGGTGAGATACTGTTTATGCTCGTCCGAATCCTTGTAAACACGGCGCATAATCTCAGCCGCCACAGGTTCCCCGCGCTGCTGCCGGCCACGCCACTCTAGGGCATCCTTCCAACCTTCTTCGTACACCGAGCGGTATTGCTGCTGACGGTCGCGGGCGATGGCTTCTGCTACTGCTTGGCGAGCGTACTCAGCTATACACTGGCGTATCTCGGATGGAACCAAGTTTGCAAGGTTATCCATCTTCGACCATTCGGGCAGCGGCGGCAGTTCGATTTGCGCCTCGAACGCGGCGCGTTGGTCTTGTGTCATATCTTTTCCTTGTTTTTGGCGGCTTCGATGCGCTGTAGGTGTGATTGAGTGACCGTCTGATAGTCCCGTAGCGCTTGATCGACCTGTTCGGTCATGCCGTAGCCGAAATCGTGTCCGTACTGGCCTTTGAGCTTGAGTAGCAGGAAGCCCATGCCCATGACGATGGACTCAAGCCGATCGATTCTTTTGGCTGGTGATTTTTTACTCATGACTCCCCCTCGACGCAGCGGGTGGCGTCCAGATATCGTATTTCCCACGTCGGATGGAAGGCGACTGAATGAGTGTCGCCATCAAGACGAACGCGGATACGCGGACCGCTGGCGCCTGTGATCGTGCCTTGTACCTTTACTCTGCTTCCCGTGTATTCGATCCGGCCGCCGCGCTTTGCTGGCACGCCGTAGGCGTCGCGGATGTATTGCAAGCTCATGACTCCCCCTCGATGCGGCGACGGGCGGCAGGCAGGGGCATCCAGTGGGTGGCGTCAATCCCCCCCATCCAGTCGATCCAGCCTGCAAATTCATCACGGTCATCCTGGCCTATCCAGCGGCCATCAGCGTCTCGATACTCCGTTGTTCCGCCCGGTTCGTAGATCCAGTGCCCAACAGTCACATGCTCGCCGTCTGTCAGCATGACGTCGGTACCGTCCTTCGGTGCCGTCTCAATGGGCTGCCAAGCATCCGCAGGCATGGCGGGCTGAACCGCCACTTGCCATAGTTGCCATGCCCGCTCAACCGTCACTGTTCGGTACGCGCCGCCGGGATGGCGAGCTAGCCTCGTGAGTGGGTTAAGCGATAACATGTGCCGCTCGAACCTTACACGCTGGGGATCGTTATTGGTTGTCATCACTTTTCCTCCGCAACTTTGCCCACGGCGCGCATTGCCCGAAGCACGCTGCGCAGCGCGTAAAGAGGGATGCTGATCGTATTGCCGTTCTGTTCGAGGGCGATCGACCTGGATCCGCTGTAAGGTGAAACGGCGATGGCGTGGTCGAAGGCATAATCAGCGTCGTCGTCGAGTTCAGGCCAGACGACCATCATGCCGCCAGGGAGTTTGCTCGTGGATGTCATGATGGCTCCCCGAGGAAATCCGCAACCTGCGCATTGCGCGCACGGGCGAGGGCAGACTGGTGCCGGCTCTCTGCTTCCAGGCGCATTTCAGCCAGACGCAGGATGTCGGGCAGCAGGTCGAGCGTCGCCTGCTTGACGGCCGCAGTCGCATCGCCGCCTAAACGGCGTCCTGATCTCCATCCGCACGAAAACGGAAGTTCAACTTCGTCGATTTCGGGCAGATGCGAGCGGCGTACTTCCCCAATTTCTTCGGCTGTTAGCTTTGCCAGCGTCGAGGCCCGTCCAGCGATCTCTGCGTCTCGCTTAATCTGTGCCAGTTCGTCGTAAGTCATGATTGTTCCTCGTCTTCATCTTTGCGAAACCAGTCCCTGTCGAACACGGGGGCGTCGAGCCAATCGTTATCGATGGCGACGTTCAGCAAGATGAACGGCCATATGAACGGGGCGAATATGAATGCGATCAAACCGCCTACCGTCACGCGATCAAAATTAAGATCGCGGCGAAGCGCTACGCCGAGGACAGCCGCGCCGAGCAGCCACCACAGCGATATCCAAAGGGCGATCATTGCTTTTCTCCCTGTAGGGCGGCGCGAACATCGGAGGCGGCTTGGTCGTATGCGACCCGGCGACCCTCGTGGTAGACGTTGCCAGACTCGCGGAACATCGCGCTGGCGTTGTTCCTCGACGCCTGAAAACCTTTTTCGAGACGCAGCAGAGCAGCGCTCAGCCGCGCTATTTCCGCGTCTTTTTCGACTGTGGCTTCCGACAGGCGCAGCATGGTCATGCCGTCATGGCCTCCAGGCGCATGGCCCACGGCCGCGCGGATCAACGTGGCAATCTCTTTCCCGATACGCGGAGAAAACGTGTATTCGTCAGCAATTCGGATCGCGGTCTGAAGTTTTTCGCGCAGATCCCTGATAGTGATTTCCTGTTCGAGAGACATTCCTTTCCTTTTGCGCCACGGGGCGCGTTAATCGGCATCGATGGGCTGCATCCTGCGCACGGCTGACCGCAACAGCTTCGCGCGGTATGCCGGCATCGGATATTTCCCGCTTTCCCACTGCTGCAAGCGACGTAGCGAAACCATCGCCAGTTCAGCGGCGCGCGTCTTGGTCAGCCCATACTTTGCCCGGATCAATTTCAATTCATCGGCCGTCATCGCGTGCGGCGACGCGACCTCACTGTTGTTGCTCATAATCATGTCGCCAAAAGCGCCCGGCACGAGGGCCGGGCAGGGTTATGACGCTTATCAGTCTTCGTCGAGAACGAGACGGTTCACCGAGTTGTTCAGGTCGCTGATCGCTTCCATCGGTCCTTCGAGCGCGACGGCCACGATGTTGCTGATCACCGCGTCGAGCGTGATGGGCGGCGTTTTCGGCTGGCTTTGCTCGCGCAGCAGCTGCACCTGCGCCTGCATCGTGCGGGCCGCCTCGACGATCGCCGCCTCGGACAGCTTCGTCACCTTCTCGCCGGGGTCTTGATGGCGCAGCTGGGCAAGCTTCGCCCGCTTGATCACTTCGGCCACGACAGCGGGGATGTTGCCGTCCAGGACTTTGCCGGCTTCGGTCAGATCCGTGTCGCCGTCGATCGATTCACCGCCGTACAGGCGCAGCAGCTTTTCGATGGCCGGGCCATCGGGCGGCGTCACGTCGATGATGGCGTCGAGCCGGCCGGGGCGCAGCATCGCCGGATTGATCGAGCGCAAATCGTTCGTCGTCAACACCACGATGATGTGGCTGTTCTTGGTGTCGATCCCGTCGAGCAGGTTCAGGATGTCGTCCATCTGCACGGAGCGTTCGCCGGCGGTCACGCGATCGATGTCTTCGCAGAAAATCACGCAGGCCGGGCTCTGGTATTGCTTGGCGAACTCGATCGCGTCAGGCAGTTCGTCGGCGCGCGGGATGTAGACGTAGGTCACGCCGGCGTCCACGGCCAGACGCGCGGCCACGGTCGCGGCCATGGTCTTGCCGGTGCCGAACGGCCCGCCCAGCAGCACACCGCGCTTGACCGCGATGCCGTTGGCGATGCAGTCGTGAACGCGCTGGATTGGCGTGAACAGGTTCGTTTCCACCGCTGCCTGCACGTCCGCCGCATAGATCAGCGAATCCGGATCGGTGCTGCTGGTGTCCATGAACTTCGGCTCGGGCATTTTCAGCGGATTGCCGTCATCGTCGCGGAAGCGCATCTTGATCGCCTTGCCCTGGTAGATGGACCCGGTTTTCAGGTAGTTGCGCACTTCCTCGAACAGGCTGCGCACGGTTTCCTCGTCGAGCCGCTTGATGGTGGCGCGCAGCGAGAACGTCAGGCGCGCGCCCTTGCGGCTCACGCCGGTCTCGACGAACCCTTCGATATTGGGCAGCGAGAACCGGCCCCAGGGCACGCGCGCGAAGACGCCGGGCGCGGTTTCCACGTTGATCAGCTTGGGCGGGCTGTCGCCAAAGAATCCAGGCGTGCTGGTGGCCGGTGCCCAGCCGAATTTTGCAATCAGCACTTCGGCCAGGGCATGCGCGCCATCCCACGGCATGACATCGTAGCTTTCCGAGAATTCCGTGACCTCATCCTCGTATTCCTTGCGTCGATTGATCAATTCGATCGCGTCGTCGTAGCCCATGCCCACAGGCAGGGTCAGCTTTTCGCCGTGGCGTACGATGTCGGTGACATTCACGCGCTTGGGAGTGTCGCTCAGGGTCTTGAGCGCTGCTTCCACCACTTTTTTAGAGAATATCGGGTTTTCTTTTTGGTTTGCCATTACATTTCCTTGAAAATTGGTATGTGAAATTGCCCGCTGGGCGCGGCGGGCGGCACGTGAAGCGAAATAAGATCGAAAAAAACTACTGAACCGAGACGGTTTCGCCGTCTGGCAGCGTGACCGGATCGTAGATCGACCCGACCTTGATGAATCGCCGGGCGTCGTACAGGTATTCGCAGACATCGCCGTCCGAATCCACGAAGGCGATAGCGATGCTCAACGGCTCGGCAATCTTCATCGTTGCGGCTTCACCGAACCGTATCGGCTCGTCCAGCACCTGCGTGACAATGCACTTGTCGCCTTCCTTCGGCCACTTGTGCAGGTTGAAGGCCCACGGGCGCAGCGTCACGATGTCGCCAACTTCGAATTTCGGCTGGACGCGCCCTTCGAGCAGGCCCTGGATATTGGCAAGGTTCGCCGCCTTGAAGCGGGGCTCTTTGTCGCCGGTAAGATGACCTATAAGCGCTTCGCGCAGGCCCGGCGGCAGATCGTCGCCGCTGATTTCCTTTATCGTCATATATCCTCCCTGGATATGTTGCTCAGGCAAAATCGCCTGCCGTTGCCCCGCACGCGAGGCAAGAGCCGGGGATTTCATGCAAAGTCGGTGTCTGGCACGATCACCACGTTGCCACGGATCGGCCACGTCGTTCCGGGCACGCAAATCTCATGGTAGAGATCCGAGGCGATGTAGTTCACGTCAGGCTGCTGATACGCGCCCATGTCGTCCACGATCATGACCAGCCCATGCCGGCGCAGGTTCACGACATCGATGCAGTCGCAGCCGTTGCCGATATGATCGTAGAGTTGCGCGAGCGTTTGCTTGCCGCCCAGCTGCTCGACGGTGCCATCGGTGCGCACGACGACGCGCATGCCTTGGGTCAGGTCATCGAGCTTCATAGTATGTTCCCGTCGTAGTCGGGCGCGGCCGGCTTATGCTCGATGGCGAGCAGGTTATTGCGCTGGACCTGAATATGCTGGAGCGCTTGCTTGTACTGGATCGTCAGTTCCTTTTCCTGATCGTCCAGATGGTTCAGTTGCGGCTTGATGATGTCGAAGCCGGCCGGGATGCTGAACGGCAGCGTTACCTCGCGCACAAGCACGTAGTGAGAGTATTCGGTCTTGTAGACGCCAGAGCGAAAGTCGGCAGCTTGCAGATAGTCCTTCAGTCCGAATTTCTTTAACGGCACATCGAAGACGAGGCATGCCTTGATGGTAATTTCCTTGGTTTCCATTCCTTTCCTTTGTGCGCCGTGGCGCCTGGTTCCCTCAAACGGTACGTAAATTTTACGCGAAATTATTTCGCGTCGAGCAGCATTGCGTGATGATATTTTGCTATCGCCAGGGCAGGGCCGATCATCCGGCGCTATCGGCCCGTCCTGTTCAGTGTGTCGTGTGCGGGATTCCCTCCGTCTTGATGAGCCGCATGAATTCGCTGGCGGCGGATCGCACTTCGTCGTGATCCAGGTCTGTCTCCATAAGTCCGAACATCATGGCGTGCGCGATCAGATGCGCGAAATCGTCGATGACGGCTGCTTTTTTGTCCTCCGGCAGGTCGAGTTGCACCAGATGCTGCCCGAACTGCACGCTATGCGCCGCAAACTTCACGGCTCCGGCGAACTTCTCGCCTTTCTGCTCCGAAACGCCCTCGATAAACTGTTGTGATCCGTTCATTTCCTTTCCTTGTTTGACCCAGGCAACAGCGCCTGCCGAAGCGCCCGCGCGAAGCAGACGCTTGAGCCGGGGCTGTTACTGCACGCTAGGCCGGGGACGCTCGCGCGCTGTCTTGATGACGGAATCGGCCTGCCTGATCGACATCGCTTGAGCCGCCGCGACGACAACTACCTTTTCGATTTCTTCCCTGATTTCGTCTCGACGGTCCTGCATATCGGCCAGATAGACTATTGTCTCCATGGACGTTTCGACAGCAGCGTCCGCTGACATCAAGACGATTTCGGGCAGGTCGAACTTTTTGTTTTTCAGAAACGCGGCGAGATAGATGAGCTTCGATCCGGCCAGAACGATAGCGGCGAACTTGTGACCTTTTTCCTTCTCCAGTTTATGGATATATCCCATGACGTTTTCGGTAAAATCCATGTCCTTTCCTTATGCCCCTCGGGGCGAAGTGATGCGGTTATGAAAGCGCTGCCTACTCGGCGCGCCACAGGCGAAAGCCGTCGCCCTCACGCTTGCTGACGAATATTCGCCCATCGCGGCCGTGCTTCTTGCGGATGTACGAGAGTATCGACGACCTGTACCTCGCGCGGTCATCGCCGTCGCATCCAGCGTAGAACGGCACGAAAAAGCTTTCGCCTGGTTTCAGCAGGCCGGCCGCCTCGATAAACGCGCGACGGTCTTCCGGATTCCCGCGCTTTACCGGCAGCGGGATGCCCGCGTCGATCGTGACGCGGATGTTTTTCTTGCTCATGATAATCACCTTAAAAAAATGCTGTTACCAGGGCGTTCCGGTGCCAACCAGCAGCATGCAGAACACTCCGACAGCGGCCAGGATCAACTCCACGGCCTTTTCAACATCGAAATTGTCCATGACTCGCCTCAGTGAACTTTCGACTCGGCCTCGGCGTGCAGGACATCGAGATACTCGTCGGCGGACTTCTGGATCTTCATGCCCGGCAGGTTCCCCGCTTGGATAATCGTGGCCAGCCCCATGGCAAGCGTCGACGCAGTGTTCTCGACAAGCTGATCGAGGATCGTCCCTTCGAGTCCGACTTTTGTAAGAAGCCTCATCAACTCGGCCCCGGCCGCCGCATAAGAAACAGCCATGGCATAGGGGTCGCCGTGTTCTTTGCGCAGCTGATCAATATATGTATTCGAATCCATTCCTTTCCTTTTCGCCCTAGCGGGCATGAATGATTACGCCTTGCGCAGCACTTCCAGCCGTCCCTGGTGCTGCGTGGTCATGTAGTTGCCCTTGCCGAATCGTTTGAGGCAGAAAGCACCGGTATTCATTTGAAGCCGGCGCATCGTGTCGTTTTCGGCCGGATCCAGCTTGACGACTTCACCGACCTTCATGGGTTGCAGCTTTTCGACGAAAATGGCGTGATAACTCGGCGCGTTGGGGTCTACGGATCGGGTCTTGCGCTTCTTCTCAGGCTCGATCGGCTCGCCGTGTACGGTGCCATCCGCCTCGATGACGTGATAACGCGCGCCGGCGGACTTGAGCAGCACGATCGCCTCGTGCATGGCTTTTTTGATGATATCCATCCTTTTCCTTTGCGCCCCGCAGGGCATGGTTGACGAAATCAGCGGATAGTCGCTGCCGAAACGCCCGCATCGCAGGCGCTTGAGCCGGGACTATGCAGCGTTGCCTAAGTGTGCGCGCCGCGCCGCGCTTTCATCAAACGACGAGAATTCCTCGAATGACCATTCGGCGGTCGGCAAGGCATCTGCACACTCGCGGGGGGGCAGGTATTTGCCCGGCTCACCAAAGCGGCGAACCTTCCAGTCTTCCAGATCGACCAGCAGGACGGCCCGCTCGTTGTCGGATGTTTCGCCTACCAGCAGCCCGTAGCCTGTTGACTTTTTCCAGTCATCGCCAACCATGCCGCTGACGATGATGCGCGCTGCATAGCTGTCGTCGTTCCAGCGCGGGCTGGCCGAGTGCAAGGCGCGAGCCAGATCCGGCCCGAGGTCATAGCCGCCCCAATGTGTATAAAGAACCACCGAGCCCGGCAGCGCATCGCCAAGCTTTTCGGCATCAGCGGTAGACTTGTATGAAATCACGAGATTTGCACGATCACCCATTTCCTTTCCTTGAGAACCAGGGAACAGCCCCTGCCGATACCCCGCACGCGGGGCATGAGTAGTGGTTGTCATTCCCAAACGAAGACGATGCCGCTTTCTTGCTCGTCGCCTGTGGGCCGGCGCTGATCTAGAAGCCATTCGCTGATGTATGCGTCGGCCTGTTTCGGTGATATGCGCAGCGCATTCCCGCGAGCCGCCGTCCAGGCGTCTCGGTAATCTCGATCTGCGAAGGTGAAAATCTTATCTTGATGTTTGGCATGGGAAATCACTTTCACTTCCTCCAGTACAGCCCCGGCGAACCGGGGCGGGGTTATCAGATCACGCGCACGCCGTCGGGCTGCACGATGTTGCGCGCAATGTTTCGGTAATCATCCAATGTCAGCAGGTCGCCAGCCTCGGGGTAGGCAAGTCGGCGAGCCAGCGCCATCAGTTCGGTGTATGCGGGCAGGCTCGCATTGGTGGCGTGCGCGTCCGCGTTAGCAATGGCTTCTATCTTGGCTTCTTTCATAACGGCCTCTATCGCTGACCGCGAAAAACATCGGCATCGGCGGCCGACTCGAAAGCCACGTATCCACCATCGACCCTGATGATGTCGCACGCCCAGGGCGCGGCCTTCACAGCCTGCCGGCGGGTTCTCACGTCGAAGAATTCCTTGCGCATATCGTTCCCCTCACAGATCCCGCAGTTCATCGGTAACAACGCAGCTGGCCAGCACTTTCGCTTTCAGCGTGGGATCCGTGACCGCTTCGCCATCGCTGCCGACGACGCCCACTACAACGATGGGGCCGCTTTCGCGGATGCCGAAGTCCCCGTCATCAGCGTGGAACCAATACGTTGTCGATTCCTCGTCCCAATTCTGATCTTTCCTGAAGAAAGCGGGAGGCTCGTCGATCATGTAGGAATCCAGCGTGAACAACTTCGGATGCCCACTGACGCTGAATGACCGGGAGATTTCAAATTGTGCCGGCGCGCCGTCCAGCAACGCCTGCTCGACATCCTGCGCCCAGGCGCTTGTCGTTTCCGCCGGGATGTTGGCTTCGCCCAGGAACGTCTTGTGATGCGTGCGCAGACAATCGTTTATGTAATCGAGACCGTATTTATTGACCGTTTTCATATCCACTCCAGAACACAAAAAATAAGAATAAATTCATTTGCCACGTAATAATTTTACTACAAGTGGCGAAATAATTTCGCGTCAATTCTATTGTATTTTTTAATCACCACGACATCGCAATAGCCAAAAACTAAAACGCGACGCCCAGGGCCGCCCAGGCATCGCGTCGTAATCGATATCCAATACTCACTTATCGCACAGCGATAATCACAACTGACAGCCGGCCCGCCACGGTGGCGAACGCCTCGTACAATTTCCCCGGCAGCTTCAGGCCAGCGGCGCGCGCGCACGCCAGCAGATCTTCAAGGAAATCCGTCAAGCTCCCACCAAGACGCACGCCCGCCGCGTCACGCACTCGCACAAGAGACATCCGCTCGATTCGATACACGCCGTTGCCGCAATCGCAGACCTCGACCCGCACTGCCCGATAGTCGCTGGCTATCAATTCGTTCTCCGTGGTTGCAAAAATACATCGGAAGTGAGAAAATCGCACCATCTTCGCCGATTTTCTCACGACCATAGAACAGAATGTCGGCGCGACTCACAATGCCCGGACGGATCGAAAGAGTGAAAAACGGGGACAATCGACGAAAGACTCAATCACGCACGACGACAACGCGAAAAGCATCGACCGCGCTCGCTCCCGTTGCGCGTCGTCCGCTGAACGCCAAGCGCGAAGCTTTCGTCAACGAGTACCTGATCGACCGCAACGGAACCAAAGCTTACATGCGAGCAAATCCCGGCGTGAAGGAATCAACAGCGCGCACAAATGCTGCAAGATTGCTCGCAAATGCTAATGTGCAGCATGAAATAGCTGCTTTACTCGATAAAACAGCAGAAAATTTGGCGCTGACGCGAGAAATGTGTCTCGCACAGTATCAGCGCATCGCATTCAGCGATCCCCGCAAGCTTTTCGACGCCTACGGACAGATCAAGCCGATCCACGAACTTGACGACGAGACTGCGGCCGCCCTTCAGGGCATGGATCTGGACTATCAGCGCAACGAGACCGGCGAATTCACGCCGGTGCTGAAGGTCAAGATGGGCGACCGCAAGGCGGCCCTCGACTCGATCATGAAGGCCCAGGGCTGGAACTCAGCCGAAAAGCACGAAGTCACGGGCAAGGGCGGAAAGCCCATCGAGCATGCTGTGCGCGTCGTGCTGGTGCCGCCGAAGCAGCGCGCCGAAGTCATCACCCGGCAGCTGACGCTTGACGAGGACTGACGTGGCAGCGCGCCCCGCCTTCGCTGACGACAGTATCATCTGGCAGCCGGAGCCCAAGCAGTCTGAATTCCTTGCCTGCGACGACTTCGAGGTTCTGTACGGCGGGGCAGCTGGCGGCGGCAAGTCGGATGCGCTGCTGATCGACGCGCTTTGCTTGCAGCACGACGCCATCAACAACCCCAGGCACCGGGCCGTGCTTTTCCGGCGCAGCTTCCCCGAACTGCGAGACCTGATCGACAGATCGCGCGAAATCTACCCGGCCATCGTCCCTGGTGCCGACTACAACCAGCAAGACAAGATCTGGACGTTCCCGAGCGGCGCAAAGATCGAATTCGGCTATCTCGGGCACGACAACGACCGCTTCAAGTATCGCGGGCGCGCTTGGAACTACGTCGGATTCGACGAACTGACGCTGTGGCCGACCAATGTCTGCTACCTGTACCTGTTCTCGCGCTGCCGCTCGACCGACAAGTCACTGCCCAGGTACATCCGCGCCGCCACGAACCCGGACGGACCCGGACAGAAATGGGTCATGGAGCGCTGGGGCATCGACGAGTCGGGCAAGGCCACGAACATCCCGGTCGACATTGTCGACGAGGAAATGGGCACCGTCACCACCGTTCGCCGGCGCTTCATCCCCGCGCGGCTGGTCGACAACAGCCACTTGGCCGGGACCGGCTACCGCGAAGCGCTGCTGCTGATGGAGCCCGACGAGCGCGAAGCGTTGCTCAAGGGCTTGTGGAAAGGCAACAAGGTCAAGGGCGCGTACTATCTGAACGAAATGGCGTACCTGCGCCAGAACGGCCGCATCCGCCGCGTGCCCTACACGCCGGGCGAGCCGGTCAATACCTTTTGGGACTTGGGCTGGAACGACACGACTGCACTCTGGTTCCACCAATACATCGCAGGCGAACACCGTTTCATCCACGCCTACGAGAATTCCGGCGAGGCGCTGGATCACTTCGCGACGTACTTGCAGAGCCGAGGCTACGTCTACGGCACGCACTTCCTGCCGCACGACGCCGAGAATACCAGCTTGCAGACCGGCAAGACGAACCGCCAGATCCTCGAAGCGCTGCTGCCCGGACATCGGTTCGATGTCGTCACGCGCATCACCGACCGCCTGATCGGCATCAACGAGACGCGCATGGCCCTGCGCGGCAACGTGTTCATCGATGAAATCGAGTGCGGCGACGGCATTGTCGCGCTGGACAACTACCGCAAGCGCTACGTCGAGAAGATCGACGCCTTCGCGGATGAGCCGGTTCACGACCGATATTCGAACTACGCCGACGCCCTGCGCCAGTGGGGCCAGGGCTTCGACCTTTCCACCATGCGCGGCGGCTCCAGCCGGCGGCGGCGCACCAACACGAGCGGCATGGCCGCGTAAGGGGAATCATGGAATTCGCTCTCGACCTGACAGTCTACCATCGTGTTCGGCAGCACGGCGACATCACCGCGTATCAAACGTGGTTCGGCCCCGAGCAGCGCCCGGCGCTGGTGCTGATCCCGACCTACCGCCAGCACCACGAAAAGACGACGCCTTGTGTCGTGCCGCTCGAAAACGCCTGGAAGTGGGACGAGACGGTAGGCGACCCGCAAGACTGCGCCCGGACATGCGTCCAGTTCGCCGCGCATCTTGGCCTCTCATACACGTCAACGCTGACCTGCATCCGCATCGCCTCGATCATCCGCGACACGCTTGGCGAACTCATCACCATTCCGCCACGGCCAGGGGCCGGCAGCATCATCGTTGCCGACGCCATCGTCACCGACAGCAACGGCCGCGAGCGTCACTTCGAGATCACCGACAATGTTTGACGACACTCAGCCGCGCGGCGGGTTCGACCTGCAGGACGCCACGGTCAAAAAGTACGAGTCGCCCATTCCAAAGGCTGACGCCCAGGAGCCCATCGTCAAGCGGTCCAAGCTTGACGGCGATGCGATGGTCGAAATGCACCGGCGCGTCATGGCCTACTACGTGCAAGAACTCGATCGGCAGGCCGAGAACCGATACGAAATGGGCCTGGACGAAGACTTCTACGACAACATTCAGTGGGACTATCAGGACGCGCAGACGCTTAAAGACCGAGGGCAGGTGCCGCTCGTCTACAACGTCATCGCGACCAGCGTGAATTGGGTGCTGGGCAGCGAGAAGCGCGGCCGCACGGATTTCAAGGTTCTGCCGCGTCGCAAGGAAGACGGCAAGCCGGCCGAGCGCAAGACCGCGCTCATGAAATACCTGTCGGATGTCAACCGCACGCCGTTTCACCGCTCGCGCGCGTTCGAGGACGAAGTGAAGGTCGGCATCGGCTGGCTGGAGGACGGCGTTCAGGACGATGTTGACGGCGAGCCCGTATACAGCCGCTACGAATCCTGGCGCAACATTCTGTGGGACAGCGCCGCGACCGAAATGGACCTGTCCGACGCGCGCTACATCTTCCGGGCGAAGTGGGTCGACCTGGACATTGCGCAGGCGATGTTCCCTGAGCGCAAGGCCATCCTGAACGAATGCGCCGTGCAATCGGATAACCGGCTGCTGATGGACGACGAACACGGCGACGAGCCCATGGATAGCATGGAAGTCGAGCGCGAGTATTCGGGATCCGCCACCATTTCCGCCAACGCCTACCAGCGTGAGCGCGTACGCCTGATCGAAGGCTGGATCCGCCGGCCGGTCATGGTCAAGCGCATGCGCGGCGGCGACTTTTCCGGCGACATATGGGACGGCGAGAACGAGGTTCACCGCGAGCAGCTGCAAAGCGGGCGCGCCGAAGTCGTGCAGAAGGTCATGATGCGCGTGCATGTGTGCGTCATGTGTACGAAAGGCATGCTGTGGTTCAGCGAGTCGCCGTACCGGCACAATCGCTTCCCGTTCACACCCTTGTGGGGATACCGGCGCGGGCGCGACGGGCTGCCGTACGGAATGATCCGTGGCTTGCGAGACATCCAGCAGGACATCAACAAGCGCGCTTCGAAGGCGCTCGCGATCCTGTCGTCGAACAAGGTCATCATGGACAAGGGCGCGGTCGACAACATCGACGAGTTTATCGACGAGGTTTCCAAGCCTAACGCCGTCATCGAGAAAAACCCCGGCAAGGCGCTCGAAATCAACGCCGAACGCGACCTTGCCGCCGCCCACGTCGAACTGATGGCCCGCTCGATCCAGATGATCCAGCAGCAGTCCGGCGTCACCGACGAGTCCATGGGCCGAACGACCAATGCGACATCCGGCGTTGCGATTGCCCGCCGGCAAGAGCAGGGCAGCATGGCGACCGCGAAATTCTTCGACAACCTGCGTTTCGCCGCCCAGCTGCAAGGCGAACTCGAACTCTCGCTCATCGAGCAGTATTTCAGCCAGCAGAAAGCGTTTCGCATCACCAACATGCGCGGCACGCCCGAGTACATCGTCATCAACGATGGACTGCCCGAGAACGACATCGTTCGCACCAAGGCCGATTTCATCATTTCCGAGGCCGACTGGCGCGCATCCGTGCGTCAGGCCCAGGTTGACGAATTGCTCGACCTGATTACCAAGCTCGCGCCCGTTGCGCCCCAGGCCGTTCTCGTCACGCTCGACCTGCTGGTCGAATCCATGGACCTGCCCATGCGCGACGAACTCGTGCGCCGCATCCGGCAACTGACCGGCCAGCGTGATCCGGACGCCGAAGAACCGACGCCCGAGGAAATCGCCCAGGCGCAGGAAATGGTTGAGCAGAAGGCGCTACAGAAGCGCGGCATGATGGCCGAGATTGTCAGCAAGGAAGCCGACGCCATCAAGAAGCAGGCCGACGCGCAGAAAGCCGGCGTCCAGGCCCAGCAAATCCTCGGTCAGATGGCCGGGCAGAACGTCGAGACGCAGAAAGCCGCGCTCGAAGCGGCGCTCGCCGCAATCAGCATGCCTCCGGCCGTGCCCGTGGCCGACACGATCCTGCACGAAGCCGGATTCAAGAGCCGAACGGAAATGGAAAGCGACAACGCGCTCGCCGCGCGCGCCGCCGAAGCCGAGCAACAGGCCGCCGAGGAACAAGCGGCGGCCCAGCAACGACTGCAACAGGAAGAACAGGCCGAGCAGCAGTCTGGCTTGTCCGCCCCTGGCGCAGCACCAACGCCCGAACAGCCGGGCATTCAACAGTAAGGAAATTGAACCATGAACAATCGAGATTCCAGCGTGCCGGCCGATGAGTCCAGCATTGAGAAATCGATCCAGGCCAAAGGGCTGACCGCGCCGCGCATCACGCCGGCCGACATCGACGCGCAGATTGCAAGCGAGCACTATTTCACGGCGCTGGATGGCGTGCTGGGCGCGTACAAGAACAACGACGATGTTCGCGTCGAGCATTATTATGCGCCCGATCAAGAAGTGCCGCGCAGCATCCAGGCGCTTGGTTGCCTGACCTTCTGCGTGCTGGTGCTGCGCAACGGCTTCACCGTCACCGGCGAGAGCGCATGCGCCAGCCCCGAGAACTTCGACCCCGAAATCGGCCGGCAGATCGCCAAGCGCAACGCCCGCGACAAGATATGGAGCCTGGAAGGCTACCAGCTTCGCACCCGGCTGCATGAGCAGGCCACCATCAACCAGTAACGGAGAACCACCATGGCTGACAAAGACTACACCGACGACGAACTCGACCAGCTGACCGACGAAGAACGCGAGGCGATCGAAAGCAACGACGACATCATCGATGACGGCGAGGACGACGACGCCGGCGACGACACGACCGTCAACGACGCCAAGACTGGCGAGGACGACGATAAGCCCGCTGGCAAGGAAGGCGACGACGAGGGCGGCGAAGGCGAGACGGACCCCGACAAGCAGGACAAGGAGGGCGAGGACGACGCTGCGAGCGCCGGTCGCGACGACGGCAAGCCGGTCGAGAGCGAGGAAGACGAGGCCAAGCCGGCGGCCAAGCCGCAGTACGCGCCGAGCCTGCGCTCCGAAGTGCCCGACGATTACGACGATCAGATCAAGGCGATCACCGATGAGCGGGCGGCCCTTCGCAAGCAGTACAACGAGGGCGACATCGACTTCGACGAGTATGACGCCAAGCGCGACGAACTCGACGAGAAGCGCCGCACGCTCGACCAGATCAAGATCAAGGGCGAGATTTCCGAGGAAATGCGCGTCGATCGCTGGCTGAACCGTGATGTCGCCGGATTCATGGCCGACCACCCGGAGTATAAAGAGGGCAGCGCGCTACACACGATGCTCGATCGGGAAGTGCGAATCCTGCAAGCCAAGGCGACAGGCGAGGGGCGCGACCCGTTCGACCCGGCCTTCCTCGATCAGGCGCACGCGAACATCCGCGAAAGCCTGGCCAAAGACCTCGGGCTGAAAGCGGACGACAAGCCAGCCGTCATCAAGTCGAAGGGTGCGACGCCACCGCCCAAGCGCACCGTGCCGCCCACGCTTGGCAACGTCCCGGCCGCCGAAATCGACGACCCGAACGGCGGCAAGTGGGCTTCGCTCGATCGGCTGATGGAATCCAACCCGGCCGCGTTCGAGGAACGGATGGAAAAAATGTCCGACGAAGAACGCAACGCCTACCTTGCGAGCCAGTAACCCTCAATGCTGAAGCTGGACCTTTCACCAGGGCAGAGCGTCAGGATCGGCAGCGATGTCGTCCTGACGCTCGAAAAGAAGACGGGGCAGGTTGCCAGACTGGCAATCGATGCCGACCGAAGCGTCCCTATCCGCCGCGTCGCCAACGGCGAGGAAAGGCCCGTGCATCGTCAGGTAGTGGGCATCACCGGCAACGCCTGATGGCGGATGGTGGAGGAATCGAACCCCAAGCGCTCAGCGCATCATCGGCTTTCAACACCGCGCCCGCAGCCATGTGGGCACACCACCCGGATGCTAAAAATCGATCGGCCCGCCTTTCTTTGAAATGCTATAGCCCACGCCGCTTTGATTTTCGAAGGCCCGATCATCGGTATTGATCCGCTGCTGTGTCGGGCTGCCCTGCAGAGGGATTTCGATATCAACATCCTTGGCGCGGATCTTGATCTTGCGCCCGTCAAACACGTCGCTGCCATCTTCAAACGTCAAACTCATTTCACTCTCCAGTAAAAGACAAGCCCCGCGCTTTATGCGGCCGGCTGCGAACGCAACGACGCGACGGAAGTAGACATGTCCTGATACGCCGTCATCGTGCCAACGGAATTCGCTGCGAAGTTGCGGGTGAATTGAGGGTTGATCCCATATTGAGCGCCGGTCTGAAACGCATCTTGGTTCGCGGCCAGGAACACGAACTTCCAGTTATGCTTTTCTGCGTGCTGGATCATCGCCTTGATTTGCTCAGCAGTGTATTCCTTGCTGGCGTTTTCACCGCCATCGGTGATGATCGTCACGATCACCAGATCGGCCCAGCCCTCATCATGGATGCGCTTGCCCTGGACATTCAGCGCGGAGCCTATCGCGTCGAGCAACGCCGTCGTCCCGCGCGGCTCAAGATTGAGCGGCGGCACTTCGCTCAGCGGTTTTGCTTCATATTGCGTCTCGATGCGATCGTCGAACATGATCTGCGTGACGCGCGCCTCGCCTTCCACCTTTTTCTGTTCCTCGATGAAGCTGGCAAATCCGCCGTTCGCGTCCTCGCGAATGCTTGCCATGCTTCCCGATCGGTCAGTCACTACGATGATTTCTGTTTTCACGGTCCTTTCCTTGCCTCGTAAATGGGGGTGTCGATGGTGGCCGGCGCTGATCCCCGGCATACACTCTCTCGTTCTGTTTCAGCGGGCCTAGTGGGTGCAGCCGCCGCAGTCCGCGCATCAGCCTGCGCATTCACCATCACGGCTGGCCCCAACTCCATCTCCCTCACAAGCGGCGCTTGATCGTCCGGCATAGGGCCATGCGTGATAGTCCTGGCCTTTCCAGACGCCAGGGCGGTCCCAGGTTCTCATCTGTGCGCCTGCTGTGACTAGCGCCTTCCGGAAAACCCCGCTCATTTGCAATCCTGGCCTTTTGCTTCGCCAGGGCGGAAGTGATGGAAGGTGGCTGCGAAAATTTTCCAGCTTTCGCCTTCGGCCTTTGCTATTACCTCCCGGAACGGCCAAGCGGGCGGCCAATTCCATCACATAGGCGGGCCGGGCTTGATTCCGGCTGACCCTTTCTGCGCGCGCTTTACCCGTCAATGCGTTGGGTATCTCTAACTCCGGGTCGCTCCGCTTATAAGCGCGTTTCCTTCAACGCCGCCGCCTATGTGATGGCCCTTCCCCCGATGCGAAGCATGCCAGTGAACTCAAAGGGGGAAGGGGTACTGCAAAAAAGATGGCACCCTAGTCGGCACCCCATCCTGATAACAGGTGTGTAAGGTCGGCGGCCTACCGGGATTTCGTCCGCCCCGTTCTCCAACTGTCCAGAGCCACCCGTACACGCTGGACGCGCGTCGTATGGTTCTCATCACCATCAAGAAGATGCACTCTTGCGTTCGCATATGGCAGCGTGTCATCAACAAACCAAAAGGACCACAGATTTTAAGCTACGCGGCCGCGCCAACCGACCGCCGCAAAAATGCACCTACTTCATGGTCCAGGGCTCTTACGCGGCCCCGGTTACGTCCATCGTTGCGTATGGCCTATGGACGGCCAAGGAGGGAACCCGACATTTGCCCCTGTCGGGCCGCGCGCAACTCGCGGTAAGGCGGGGTGAAGTCAGTACGATTCTACACCCTATTCGTCCGCCTGTGTCACTTGTGATGCAGCGGAACGATGCCCGCCTCTTTCGCGATCTTTTCGCGCAGTTCGCTCACCGCATCCTCGACGATCACATGCGGACGGACCAGTTCATACCACATGGAAAGCCGGCCATCGTGGATCCGATAGCGGAACTTCGCCTCGACGCGATAGTGAACGCCGTTCACGAAGACAGGCATGCCAAGGAAGATCGATTCCGGGATCTGCAAATTGCCCTTCGCCGCGCTGCCGTCGATCTGTTCCTCGTACGTGAACTGGTTTGCACCATTGGACAGGCGCAGGCCCGAGACGAAGTTGACCTTTTTCTTGGCTTGCAGCGTCGTGACGATTTCGAGCAGGCTCGCCGCTTCCGGCTCAATGATGTCGGGCAGGTTGCGCTCGATGAACAGCGAGAAAGCTTCCTGATTCATCGGCTCTCTGTCGTGCGATTCCCATTCCAGCCAGGACGGCGAGCATTCGCACTGGAAAGTGGCAGTGTCATCTTCCCAATCCGGCGCGCCCGCGCGCGAGCCGTTGAAGATCGCCTTGAATCGCGGAGGATTGACACCGTAGTAGAGGTCCGTGTTCTCCGTCTTTTGCCGGTTCACGAACGCGATGAAACTCTGTTCGTCGCCCAGCAACGCATTACGCTTGTTGCGCGCCGGCTTGTCCATCATGTACTGCAAGTTTGCGATTTCGTAGCCTTTCGGCACGATCACGAACGGCCGATTGTCGACAGTTCGCACGACGCCAAGCGCAGCACCGGCATGCAGGATGGCGTCAAAAGCGATGGGTTGATCCATTTCCTTTCCTTGAAAGTGTGAAGTGAATGCCGCGTCTTACTGCGCGCGACGAAGCGGGACGGGAGAGGGCGCGGGAACGCTCTTTATTTCCCCGGTTTCCTTGTCGATGGTCTTCAGGCCCTCGATTTCCATCTGACGCGGGTCGGTACGGGCAAGATTGCCGGATGGCATGACGAACATGATCGACGAGCCCTTTTGTTCCTTCGGCATCGTCACCTTGATTTCGTCTGTGATTTCGATGCGGCCAGGGCCGCCCGGCTTGATCTTCAGCGTCAGCGCGATCGAGCCGACACGCTGCGTGTTGTCCACGCGCCGCACCAGTTCATGCAGCTTTTCGCCCAATTCCTCGTCGAGCGTGCCGTAGCGCAACGCTTTCAAGGTCTCGCTGATGGAAAATTCCTGCTTACTTTCGTCCATTTCCTTTCCTTTGAAGTGTCGAACATGCGATCAGGCATGCTCGTCCTGCCATAAAAGCCTCCCCCTAACCCCAGCCGGATTAAAAGAAGGATCCTGCCACCCTTTCGGGAATCCCATGCCACGGCATCACACGTCCCCGTGGTCCCCAGGCTTGGGATTGCAGCCAGCCTGCCGTGCCGACGCTTTCGCTTTTCAGGGAATTGCACCCATCGGCCGGATCGCGCCGCGTGTCGGCGCTGTGTTTCGTTCCGAGCGGCCCATGCAGGCCCATTGCTGACGTGCGGAGTACGGTCGGCGGCAGCCGGAAATGACAAAACCCCATTAGCGGGCTGGCTCTTGGCGGAGCGGATGCTTGTGACCGTAGAGCACTTGCATCTGGACAGCCCCCTAATGGGGTCTTCGGCCTACGGATTTGCATCGGCAGCCATGCCGACAACTGAATAATACCACAAGATAAACGCCATGTGTTGCGTTTTTATCCTGGGTGGTGATAAAATCACACCAAATAGGACGCGCAGGATGTGCCTCCCCTGAATGTGAAATCAACTTTCATGGAGCATATCTATGCGAACCGTCGTTCCGTTTGGCGATCCCAAAGCCGTAAAGAAATGGGCAGCCAGCCTCTTTGTGGACGTGACGAAAACGTCCTACTTCGAGCGCAAATTCGTCGGCAAATCTGAAAACGCCGTCATCCAGCGCAAAACCGAACTCGAATCCGGCCCCGGCGATCGTATCAGCTACGATCTGTCCATGGAGTTGCGCGGCCGCCCGACCTACGGCGACAACCGCGTCAAGGGCAAGGAAGAAAACCTCAAGTTCTACACCGACGAAGTTGCCATCGACCAGCTGCGTCACGCTGTGTCGGCCGGCGGTCGCATGACGCGCAAGCGTGTCCCGCACGACATGCGCCAGACGGCGAAAACCCGCCTGTCCGAATACTGGTCGCGGTTCGTCGATGAAACGCTTTTCATCTACCTGTCCGGCGCGCGCGGCATCAACGAGGACTTCATCGAAGCCCTGAATTGGGCCGGCCACGCCAACAACACGATCCAGGCCCCCGACAGCCATCACATTCTGTACGGCGGCGACGCCACCAGCAAGTCGACCATCACCAGCGACGATGTGATGAGCCGCGCCGTCATCGAGCGCGCCGTGACCAAGGCCAAGATGCTGCACGCGACCGACCCCGACTCGGCCAGCATGCCCGCCGTCACGATCAACGGCGAGGGTCACTACGTCTGCGTCATGTCGCCGTTCCAAGAACACGCGATGCGCATGGACGACGAGAAGGGCTGGCTGGAAATCCAGAAGGCCGCCGCCGCCGCCGAAGGCAAGAACAACCCCATCTTCAAGGGTGGGCTGGGCATGATCAACAACTGCGTGCTGCACAGCCACGTATCGGTCATCCGGTTCAACGACTACGGCACCGGCACCAATCTGCCGGCCGCGCGCGCGCTGTTCATGGGCCGTCAGGCCGCTGTCATCGCCTACGGATCTGCCGGCGGACTTCGCTTCACCTGGAAAGAGGAAGTCGAAGACTACGGCAACGAGCCTGTCGTGGCGTCCGGAACCATTTTTGGCGTGAAGAAATCGCGCTTCAACAATCGGGACTTCGGTGTTGTCGCCATCGACACCTACGCCAAAGACCCCAACGCCGCGTAACAGGAGCATACCGACATGGCAATCATTCAAACCGAAATCGCCAAAGGTCTGAAGATGGTTCCCCAGGCGTTCACGTCTGGCGCTGTCATCACCTATCAGGCCGAACTCGTCATTCCGACCGGCACTTCTGTCACGACAAGCGATATCGTCGAACTGGCGGTTCTGCCCGCCTTTCATCGGGCGGTCGATGGCCTGATCATCCCGAGCGGCAATTACGATGGTGCCACGGCCGATATCGGCCTGATGAGCGGAGCCGTGGGCGATCCCAGCACCGATCGGACCAGCGGCGCTGAGATTTTCGACGATGTGGCCCTGACCGCGCTGGCGCGCATCACCAAGGGCGATGCCCTGGTGAAAGCGTCGACCGACAGTGATCGCTCGATCGGCGTCAAGTTCAGCAAGACCATCACCGGCGCGGGCCAGAAACTGATCCTGCAACTTCTGCTCACGCAGTAATGGAAACCGGCGGGCGGCTGCAATGCCCGCCAATTTTTCAAGGGCCGAGACATGGCGATCACCGCATACGAATTTGTCAGGACAAACGGACACGACCGCCTGAACGACCTCATCGCTGAAAAGATTTCCGGCGGCTATGAGCCGTTCGGCCCGCTCATCCTGTTCGACGGTGGCGATGTCGGTCAGGCTGTTATCGCCCAATCGCCGCCCGCGCCGACCGGATCTGTGATCACGGCGCAGCCGGACATCGCGGACATCGCCGATGCTCCCGACGAAACTGACTTCAACGGGCTGCTCGCCATGCTTCGATCCGCCGGCGTGTTGATCGAAACACCATAAAGGAGAAGGGAATGTTGATAGAAAGCCGCATCCGGCGCGCGAAAGGTACTCGCGTCACGCTCGATGGCACCGAATACCATTTCACGCCGAACAAAGACGGCGTGCATGTCGCGGACGTGAGCAACGCCGATCATATTGACCGCTTCCTGGCCGTGCCCGAAGGCTTTCGCGTCGTCGTCCAAGGCCGCAAGGAAAAGCCCGTCGAGCCGGATCCCACCGGACTGACCGGCGCGCCAGTCAATCCTGTCACGCCTGTGACGCCAGTCACGCCCGTTCCGCCTGTCACGACCGTCTCGCAGCAGGCTTCCACCGGCGATGCGACTCCCGCCGTCAAACCGCGCCGTGGCCGAGCGAAAAAAGGTGAGTAATGGCAATTCTCGTGAGCGACATCTTTCGTCGCGCTTCGATCGTCCTGAACGACGACGAGTTTAAGCGCTGGACGCAGGAAGAATTGTTCCTGTGGCTCAATGATGCCGCCGCCGAGATTGTCATTCGTCGTCCCGCCGCGCGTGCCGTTACCAAATCCATAGACCTCGTTGAAGGTGTCCTGCAAAGCCTGCCGGCCGGCGGGCTGCAACTGCTCGACGTGACTCGCAATCTGCCGGGCCGCTCGATCAGCCGCGTCATGCGCCGGCTGCTCGATGATCAGGTTCCGGACTGGTACGCCATGCCGCCGTCGCGCACCACGGCGATCAAGCACTACACGCTTGAAGATGTGACGCCGACCTCGTTCTACGTCTACCCGCCCGCCAAGGCCGGCCTGAAGGTCGAGGCCAAGTATTCGGAAGCGCCGCCGACCGTAAGCGACGTGACCGAAAGCGTGGATCTGGACCGCGCCTATGTCGGCCCCATCGTCAGCTACATGCTGTATCGGGCGCTGGCGAAGGATTCCGAATTCGCCAACGGAGCCGTGGCAGCCTCGCATTTCCAGGCGTTCAACGAAGCGCTGATGGTGCAGAACCAGGTTTCCACCCTGGAAACGGGTAAGGCGGGATCGGCATGAAGTCGTTCGAAGCTTTCCTTCCCCATGTGATGCCGAAGGTTCCGGGCTGCCCCGAGCCGACCGTCATTCACTGCCTGCGTCAGGCCGTGATCGAATTCTGCCAGCGCACGAAGCTGTGGCGCTGCGACGACGAATTCGATGTCACGCCGGCGTCGTGCGACGTGATCTGCGCGCCGGCCGGCAGCCAGATCCTAGACATTGAGCATGCGACGTTCGAGGGATTCCCGCTCGATCCGATATCGATTGCCGATCTGGACGCGGAATATCCGCGCTGGCGCACCGATACCGACACGACCATGCCGCAATATTTCACGCAGATCGACTTCGATACCGTGCGCGTCGTACCGGCCGGGACCGGCAAGCTCAAGCTTTACACGATCCTTATGCCCGCCGAGGACGGCGAGGACGTGCCCGACTGGATGCACGCGAAGTACGCGCGCGTGATCGCCGCCGGCGCGCTCAAGGATCTGCTGATTACTCCCGGCCAGCCTTTTTACAACGCGGAACTGGCGTCCGGATACGCCTCCCGCTTTTACGATGCCATGGACACCAACGCATCGAAAAGGATGCGCGGCCAGCAGCGCGCGCCCATCCGAACCCGCCCTCAGTATCTTTAAGGATCGCTCATGTCTGCTGCATCGAACTACACCGAAGACAACATCATCAACGCGGCGCTGCGCGGCGTGGCCTATCCGCTGCCGACGAATACCTACGTGTCGCTGCACACGGCGAACCCTGGCGAGGCCGGCGGCAACGAAGTTTCGCTGTCGGATTGGCCGGCCTACGCGCGCGTCGAGGCAGAGCAGGGCGGGTCGATCGGATCGGGTTGGAGTGCGCCGAGCGCTGGCAACGGTGAAACCAAGAACACCAAGCAGCTGACCTACCCGAGCAAGAATGGAGACAACGATGTGACCGTCACCCATTGGGCCGTCTACGACGCGGCCACGGGCGGCAACATGATCACCTACGCGCCGCTCGATACGTCGCGCGAAATCAAGGGCGGCGACATCTTTGTGTTCGACATCAACGCGCTGACCGTGAAAGCCTCATAAATGAACTTTTATGCGATCAACGTCACTCCCATCAACGGATGGGAAACCCACCTTGGAAGTGGGGCTGCTGCCGTAGAGATTGCTGCGGCAGGTGACGGGCATTCGCTTATTTTCGGCCAGGGCACGGCCGCGATCGCGCTTTCGAGTCAGGGCGCTGGGCTGATCGCCAAGAGCGGCGCTGGGGCCGCTGCCGTCTCGGTGGCGACGCAGGGCGACGGGTATCTGCGCATCTTCCAGGGCGGCGAAGCTTCGATCGTTCTGACCGCCGAGGGCGATGGCGAAGTGATCCCGCCGGCGCGCGGCACGGCCAACATTGTGCTGAACGCGGCTGCGCACGGCGACATTGCAATTACCGGCGCGGGCGCGGCGCAGATCCCGATCGCGGCCGATGGTGTCGGATACCTGCTGTCCAAGGGGACGGGACAGGCCGACATCGAAGTCGAGTCGCAGGCGAACGGGCAGATTGCCGTGAGCGGCGAGGGCCGGGCCGGCGTCGATATTGACGCTGACGGCCTTGGCTATCTCGTCATGCGCCAGTCCGGCGATGCGCAGATCGACGTGAGTGCGGCCGGCCACGGCTACCTTGTCATCCGCAATGTCGGTCTGGCGAACGTTAATGTTTCCGCCGAAGGCGATGGCGTCCTGGCGGCGCTCGGGCAGGGACAAGCCGACATCACCACGCTTGCGCTCGGAGCCGGGCATCTGGTCATGCGCCAGTACGGCGGCGCGCAGATCGACGTGGGCGCGCAAGGCCGCGGCTACCTATTCGCCCAAGGCCGAGGCTTGGCCGACATCGAACTTGACGCCGGCGGCGGCGGGCAAATCGCGGTATCCGGCGCGGGATCGTCGCTGATCCGCATCGATGCGCTGGGCGCGGGCTACATCGTCATCCGCCAGAGCGGCCAAGCTTCGATCGAAGTCATGGCCGATGGCGCGGGCTATCTGGTCATGCTCAACGGCGGCGCGGCCGAACTGGTGTTCACGGCCGAGGGTGACGGGCTGCTGGCGACCTTGGGCGCGGGCGATGCGCTGATCGATCTGCAAGCCGATGGCCGTGGCTATCTGTACCTGCACCCTGCCGGCGCGGGCCTGATCGACATCGAGGCGGACGGGCATGGCGTGCTGGGGCAACTCGGGCGCGGCGACGCGCTGATCGAACTGCTCGCGCGCGCCGGCATCCCGGACCCGATCGTTCGTCCCGATGATTTCAGGCCGACGCACCGATCGCGCGAATTCCGCGTTGAGCGCCAGGACGCCTTTGTCGTCGCCGGCGAGTCGAACGACATGATCGTTCCTGCCGACGAAATTTTAATCGTGCCGGAACGGGCCAAGCGCATGCGTGTCGCGCGGCCCGAAGTCCTGCGAGTGCCGAGAGGATACGATGCTGGGAACCGTTCCTAAGAAACCCGCCGACCAGCTGGACTACGACATCGACTTCGGCCGCTGGCTGCCGGTCGACGATGTGATCCTTTCCGGCGTCGGCGTTGTCAGCCCGGACGGCGAACTGGTGGTCGATTCCGTGCGGATCGACGGCATCATGGTCAAGGTCTGGCTAAGCGGCGGCGTGGACGGCTCGACCTACACCGTGACTGTGACCGTCTCTACCGAGGGCGGGCGCATCAAGGAAGTCGATTTCAAAGTACGAATGCGAGACTGCTGACATGACGATCAAACTATCAAACAATGCGGTTGGCCGCCTTTCATCACCCCTGTCGGCAGTGGCGACTTCACTGTCACTGTCGGCAAATGAGGGCGCGCGCTTCCCGTCGCTTGGAGTGGACGAATTTTTCTACGTCACTGCCGTGACGAGCGCCGGCGTTCTGGAAATCATGAAATGTACGGCGCGAGTCGGGGACGTTCTGACCGTTGTGCGAGGCCAGGAAGACACGGCCCCACAAGCGTTCTCGATCGGCGATCGTGTTGAACTTCGGCTGACGGTTGGCGCGCTCGATGATTTTGTGCAGCCGATACGCGACACGGCTTCCAGCGCGCTATCGAAGGCGAACACCGCGCTGACTGCGACGGGGACGGATATCGACCCGGTTGGCTCTCTCGAAGCCGAAAACGTTCAGGAAGCCTTGGAGGAAATCGACGAGAAGACCGAAACCGCGCTGACCGCTGAAGGCACGAGCGTCGATCCGATCGGAGAACTTGAGGCCGAGAACGTTCAAGAAGCGCTTGAAGAACTGGACGAAGCGGTAGGAGGAAAGCAGCCGGCCGGGAGTTATCTCGTCAAGGGAACCGGCAATAGCGGATCTGACGGTACAGTTCTCACATCGTCGAATCTTCCCGCTTTCTCGGAAGCCGGATCCGGGGGCGCGGCCGCCCTACAAATCCATAACAACGGCAACACGTCCGCCTCGGCTGGAATAGTCTTTCATAGGGGCGGGCAGTATGGCTGCATCTTCGGTCTGGATAACGACAACCAGCTACGTGTTGGGGGATTCTCGTTTGGCAGCGTCTCGTACAAAATCTGGCACGAAGGAAACCTGAACCCGGCAAATTACGCGCCGGCATCCGGCAGCGGAAATTACGTCCAGAGCAACAATCGCGGCGTGATTATGAATTGGGATTATGCTGGCTACAGGCTCGATATTGGCGTGGACAGTGTTTACCTCGGGCAGGTGTGGGGTTCGTGGAATTTAAATCCCGCCACCAGCGGATCCACAGTGCAATGGAACACTGGTGTAGTGGAATTCGGCAGTTTGGTGGTTGGAGCGCCAACGTGGGGCGCGGACTGTCCTTCACCTTATGTCGTGGTTGGGATACGCGGCGCGGGTAATGCGTTTGTTTTGCGTGGCGTCGCTTTGAGGAACCAATAATGATCAGCAACGCTCAACTTATATTTGCCATCGAGAAAGACTATCCGGGCCTCGTCCACGGCGTTGATTATTGGGTCGGCCAGCCGGTTGACGGCGACACGTACCTCGAAGAATCGAAAATCTATGCGTGGTATCCCGAGGACATCGAGCAGCCGGATCATGCAACGCTGATCGCACGCGCCACGGCATTGCTTCCCGAATACGAGGAATCGATCAAGCCGCCACCTAAGACGCGATTTCCCGTGCGTGAATTCCGGCAACGCTTCACGATCGACGAGCAGGTCGCCATTCGTGCGGCGTCGATGACGGATATGGAAGTCGGCCTTGTTTACGACGACTTTCAGTCCGCGCAGTACATCGACGTGACAGATCCGGATGTCGCGGCCGGCATCGACCTGTACGTCAGCAAGAGCTTGTTGCAGGCGAGCCGCAAGGCCGAACTGCTTGAGCCAGAACCTGTGGAGCCGTAGCTGCTTTTTGCAGTATCATTCATGACATGAGCAACCGCCTCTTTCGATCACACACTGCCTGACATTGCAGACCCGCGCCGGCGCTGCGCGGATACGTGTGCTTTTCGAAAGAGGCAGGTATGACTGTCAAGATCACCAATAATGCGACCGGCCGCTTGGCTGCCGGTATCAGCAATTCCGATACGCAAATCTCGCTGCAATCGGGAAACGGCGTGAAATTTCCGTCCCTCAGCGAGGGGGAATGGTTCCCCGCCACTTTATATAGTGCGAACGGCATGGAAATCGTGCGCGTCACGGCGAGAATCGGCGACGTGCTGACGGTGCAGCGCGGGCAGGAATCCACCCAGCCGCAGTCTTTTTCCATCAATGACGGCATCGATTGCCGGCTGACCGCCGGGGCCTTGATGCAGATGCTGGCCGAAGTCGAGGCAAGCGGCGTTGTCTTCACGCCGACAGGCGGCATCGTGGCGACCGATGTGCAGGCCGCGCTCGTCGAACTGAACACCAAGAAGCAGGCGGCAGGCGACTATGCGCCGGCGTCGCACACGCACACCTGGGCGCAGGTCACGGGCAAGCCCGAGACGTTTCCGCCGACGATCGGCACCACGGGCGACACGGCCAAGGCGGGCGACTACGAGCCGGATTGGGACGACATCGAGAACAAGCCGGCGACGTATCCGCCCACGATCGGCACGACATCGACCACGGCCAAGGCTGGAGATTATGCGCCGAAGTGGGGCGATATTGCCGAGAAGCCGACCGGCTTCACGCCAACTGCGCACAGTCATGCCTGGAGCGACATAACGAGCGGCGTGCCAGCTACCGCAACGCGCTGGCCGGCATGGGGCGAAGTGACGGATAAGCCCTCGACCTTTCCGGGCGATCCGCCTTCCACGGCGGATGTTGCGGCCGCGATGACGGGAATTCAGCAAGGATCGGTTGGATCCTACCTGATCCTGAAAAAGAACACCGGATATCCGGTAGGCAGCGTACGTCCCGGTAGCAACTTTCAAGGAAATCCGCCTGGAACCTACTTGGTGATGGGAATTTCGTGCGAATTGCACCTGTCCGAGCAGGATCCCGACTACTTTCATCTTGTGCTGCGCCTGACCTGATATATGTCCTTGTAATATAACGATAAATCCCTTTCATTCCGCCGTCTCGGGGTATAATTGGAAGGGTCAATTTTCACGGTATTGCCATGACGACGCTGCGCTTGACGGGGTTCTCTGGTGAAGTGCCACGGCTCATTCCCAGGTTGCTGGCCGATGGGTTCGCCCAGGCGGCCTACAACACGCGCCTGGATGATGGCGGCCTGACGCCGGTACGCCTGCCGCGTCACGTCACGCACCTTCCGATCGAAGAATATCCGGAAAACATCGGCACGATCTTCGCCTATGGCGAAACGTGGCTTGCTTGGGAAGGGCTTGTCCATGTCTTGCGCGGGCCTGTCGCGCAGGAGCGTCTTTATATATTCGGCGACGGCAAGCCCAAGATCCGCGTCGAAGATGACGAATACGACCTTGCGATTTTGCCGCCCGATACGGGGCTCACGGCAACGCTCGAAGGTTCGGCTACTTCCGATCTGGTATCGACCCGCCTGTACGTCTACACGCTGGTCTCTGACATGGGCGAAGAAACCGAGCCAAGCCCCGTGAGCAACAGCGTCGATTGGTTTCCTGGGCAGACCGTAAAGCTGTCTGGCTTCGTCGCCACGTCGCCCAATCGCACGATCACGCACCAGCGCATCTATCGATCCGCGACGGGCACCAGCGGCGGCTCCGACTTCTATCTGCTAGAGGAACGCGCGGCCAGCACCGACGATTTCACCGATGATTATTCGCCCGAGGATTTTCAGGAACGGCTGCCGTCTCGCAACTGGAATCCGCCGCCCGATGACTTGAAAGGCGCGATCGCGCTGCCCAACGGCATGATGGCGGCGTTCGTGGGCAAGGATCTGTATCTGTGCGAGCCATGGCGTCCGCACGCATGGCCGGAAATATACGTCCAGACCACGGATTTCGATATCGTCGGGCTCGGGGCCTACGGCAACACCATCGTCGTCACCACCAAGGGTAATCCCTACATCGTCACCGGCTCGACGCCGGAATCCATGACGATGGAAAAGCTTGAACTGAACCTGCCGTGCATCAACGCGCGCGGCATTCAGGACTTGGGCTACACGGTGGTCTATCCCTCGCACGAGGGCCTTGTGACCGTCTCGAATGGTTCGGCCGCCGTGACAACCACGTCGCTCATGTCGCGCGATGGCTGGCAGGCCATGAATCCGGTTTCGATGGTGTCGGGCCAGTTCAACTCGCGCTATTTTTCCACCTACGACTACACCGACGATCGCCTGAACCGGCATACCGGCACGCTCATCTTCGACTTCACCGGCGAGCAACCGTTCATCATCCGCTGGGACAGCACGCCGAGCGCCTATTTCTACGACATCACGCAAGGCAAGCTGTTCTTCCTGCTCGACCGTGACGTGTTCGAGTATGACGCGCCGGGGCAGGTCAACGCGATGCAGTTCTGGCGCTCGAAGGAATTCGCGCTTCCTCGTCCTGTGAACTTCGGCGCGATCCTCGTCGAAGTCGATGGCGATCTCACCGAGGCGGAACTGGCCGCACTCGAAGCGCAGCGCGAGGCGGTGATCGAGGAAAACGAAACGCTCATGTCGATGCCGTCGATCGGCGGCGAACTGAATGGGTCGATGATCAACCAGTACGCGCTCGACGATGACGCTTTGAAGGAAATTCCGAAGCTGAACCGTACCGTGTCGGTGCAGGTTTATGCAGACGGCAAACTGGCAGCGTCTGTCAGCCGGTACAACAGCATGGATCGCCTGCCGTCAGGCTTTATGCCGATGCGATGGTCGATATCCGTGTCCTCGGACATGCCGGTATCGCAAATCACGATGGCGACGACCGGCGCTGAACTGATGGACGTGTGACGTGGCCGAAACATCCGCATCGCAGGCGCGCTTGATTGAAAAGGTCGAAATCCTCGACGGCAGCCGCAATCGTCAGTCGCGGCACAGGGCGGCGGTGCGCGTTGAGGATCTGCGCCACCTGACGGCGCTGTCGGCCCGGCCGAGGGCGAAAAAGGCGCAAGGTCCGAGCGTGACCGTGGACGAATATAACGCCCTGGTCGATGACATCGCGGCGCTGTACGAAAGCCTGGGCGCGACGGGCGCGATTTTGCGGGCGAAGGACGGTTAAAAAGCTTTATCACTGGTGCTATTAACGCTACAATGGTGATAAATTCTCACTATCGTGTGGCGGGATGAAAACTGTCGTTTACGGCCATAACTACAGGTTCGTGTATTGGGCTGAAGATGTGATCGGGCTGGAGTTCCGATCCGATGCCGAATCCATCGGGCTTGAGGACGGCGAGGGCAACATTCTCGCCGCTACCGTGTTCGACAACTTCAGCGCCTGCGACGTGAGCATGCACATTGCCAGCAACGGCTCGCGCGCGTGGCTGAACCGGGAATTCATTGTCCGGTGCTTCGCTTATCCGTTTCTTCAATGCAAGGCGCGGCGCGTGACGGCCCTGGTGGCGTCGAGAAACGAGCGGTCGCTGAAATTTACGCAAGCTTTCGGCTTCGTGGTCGAGGGCAGATTGAAAGATGCCTTGCCGGATGACGACATCATCCTGTTCGGCATGACGAGGGATGTGGGGCTGGGCGTAATCCGAAAATACTCTAAAGGAGCCTTGCATGGGCGGTAAAGGCGGCGGCAGCGCACCAAAACCGGATCCACAGATCGGCGAAGCCGCATTGATGAATGCGCAGCTGGGGGCCGAATACCTCGAATTCGCAAAGCAATCCTACGCCGAGTCGATGCTGCGCCAGGGCGACATCGACGACCTGACGAAACAGGTCATCGAGCAGCAGATGGGGATTGCCGACGAGCAGCTTGGCATATCCCGCAGTCAGGCCGACATCGCCAAGCAGGTTGCCGACAAACAGATGGGCATCGCGGATCGCCAGCAGGCGCTCGCGGAAGATGTTGCCGGCAAGCAGATGGCGATGTCCGATAAGCAGCTTGAGATTGCCAACCAGCAGCAGGAATGGGCAACGTCCGATCGCAAGCGCTATGAGGACGTGTTCCTGCCCGTCGAGGACCAGTTCATCGACGAGGCGACGAATTACGCCAGCCCCGAGCGACAAGCGCAGGAAGCTGCCGCAGCCAAGGCGGACGTACAGAAGCAGGCCGATATCGCGCGCGCGCAGTCGCAGCGCCAAATGGCGAGCATGGGGGTAAACCCCAATTCCGGACGCTTTGCCGGCATCGATCGGACGGGAGAACTGGAAACGGCGCTCGCCACGGCCGGCGCGCAGAACAACGCGCGCACGCAGGTCCGCGACAAGGGGCTGGCGCTGAAGGCGGACGTGGCGAACATGGGCCGTGGTCTGCCGGCGCAGTCGGCGCAGGCCGCGAGCATTGGCCTCGGGGCCGGGCAGTCGGCGGCGGGTATTGCCGGCGGCGCGGTGGGCACGGCCGGCGCGGGGGTCGGAGCGCTGCAAGGCATGGCGGCCGGATACAGCCCGGCGGTCAACTCGCTGCAAGGCGCATCGGCCACGCTCGGATCTGCGCTCGGAGCCGCGAGCAACGCCAATGCGAACTTCCTCAGTTCGCAAGGCATCATGGGCCAGGGCTACGCGCAGGGCATGCAGGGATACGCCAATCAGGCGAACATCCTGAACCAGCAGTACCAGAACCAGCTGAGTGCTTGGGGCATGCAGCAGCAGGCCAATGCGGCCGACGCCTCGGGCATCTTCGGCGCGATCGGCACCGGCATCGGTCTGGCGTTCTCGTCCAAGAAGGTCAAGGAGAACAAGAAGAAGGTCGATGGCGCGCTGAAGGCCGTCGAGAAGATGCCCGTGGAGCAGTGGAAGTACAAAGATGGCGTCGAGGACAGCGGCGAGCATATCGGGCCGTATGCCGAAGACTTCCAGAAACATACCGGGCTGGGCGACGGCCAGCGCATTGCGCTTCAGGACGCCGTGGGCGTCACCATGAAGGCCGTTCAGGAACTGAGCGAAAAGGTCGACGTGATGGCGAAGAAAATGCCGGGGCTGACCGGACGCAGGCAAGAACTTCGGAGGGCCGCGTAATGGCTGGGTTTGGAATTGGTCTTGGCGCGTTCGCCAGCGGTTTCGCGCGCGGGTACGGCATCCGCCGGCAGATAAATGCCGACAAGCGGCTTGAGAAAAAGCAGAAGATCGAAGACGCCAAGGTTCAGGCGTTCACCGATGCGCGGACCGATTACGACCGGGATGTCGGTAGCGACGTGATTACCCAGGCCGGCGAAATGCACGCGGCCGGTCAGGGCGATCGGTTCAACGTCGATAGCGCCAACGCCAAAGCAAAGGAGCGTACCGGCAGCTTTACCGAGTATGTGTACCAGAGGGCGCTGCCCAAGATCATCGACACCTTCGTCGCCAATGGCGATATCGAAGGCGCGGAAAAACTTCGCCTGTGGGGCGAGAACGCCAAGGAGCGCAAATTCACCGAGCAGGCCGGCAAGGCGCTCAACCTGTTCGCCGCCGGCGAGGGCAGCGGGGATTACGAGCCGTTCGCCAAGGAAGCCGTGAAGATGCTGAACAACGGCGGCTATCCCGTGAAGGCCAACAGCTACGAAATGGTCAAGGACGGCGACGGCAAGCAGACCGGCATCACGTTCGACCTGCAGGAAGGCGAACACAAGTACAAACGGACGTTCAATTCCATGCAGGAGGTCGGGCAGTTCTTCGCCATGCAGGCCGATCCTCGATCGCGCGTGAAGTGGCTGGAAAGCCAATCTGCCGCTGCTGACAAGTTCAAGACGAAAATCGCCGAGAAGCGCGCCGAGGCGCAGATCAACCTGTCCAAGGATGTCGCGCTGGAAGATCACCGGCAGGAAAACCGCTTGCAGCGCGACGGCGCGAAACAGCAGTCGACGCGCCTCGATGCTGAGCGCAAGGCCGATGTGCTGCGCGGTTTCGGCTACGGTGAGGACACCATCAAGAAATGGATGCCGGCGCTTATGGGCATCCGTGATGATGAGCGCCAGCGCATGTCGAGCGATGACGTTATAAAATTCGCCATGGACACGCTTTCGAAGAACGATTTCACCTTCCAGCGCGCCAGCCAAGAGCAAAAGCAAAAGATGATCGACGACTTCGTAAATGTATTCATGGCGCGATCCGACAGTATTTCGGCGAAACGCAGGGGCAATACGCAGCCTGGGATTACCGGCCGGCCTTCTGACGTTCCCGTTCTTCGCTAACATTTCAGGGTAATTCGCGTGGCAGACAACAACACGTTCGGCCTGAACCCACTTGATCGTGCGATTGCCGACACTGAATCGAGCTTCGAGCCGATCGGCATCGATTTCCAGCGCCAGAACACGCCGGCCCCTGAGATTGATGCGCGCCAGGCTGACCCGCAGCCCAAGCCGGCACGGGTAAGCGGCAGGGCCGCAGGTGGTCTTGCGCCCCCGAACGCGCTCATGCCGTTGTTTGAAGGGGCCGCTCGAAAATACGATGTTCCGGTCAACGTCATCATGGCGCTGGCGCAGCAGGAATCGAACTACAACTCCCAAGCCATGGGCTCGCAGACCAAGTGGGGCCGGGCCATGGGCATGATGCAGTACCTGAATTCCACGGCCAAGGGCCTTGGCATCAACCCGTTCGTGCCCGAGCAGGCGATCGACGCGGCCGCGATGCAGATCCGCCAGCGCCTGGACAAGGGATACTCGATCGAGGACGCGGTAAAGGAACACTTCGCCGGCCCGGATCGCCGGCTGTGGGGACCGAAGACCCGCCAGTACGGCATCGACGTGATGAGGAAGGCGCGCGCGCTGTCGGGGCTGTACGGCAGCGGCGCGGACAGTTCGTTCCTCACGCAGGGTCCAATGTCCACGGTGCAGGATGGCCCGATGTCTGTGCCTGCCGGCACGGATACGCGCGACTTGAACCTGACCATGCCGAACGTGCAGGACGACCAGGACGCGCGCGTCGCGGCGCAGATGGCCGAACTGGATCGCCAGGACGGCAAGAATTACATACTGCGCACCAACCCCGGCATGATCGAGCCGGGCAATCTGGACCTGAATAACCGTCCTGTCGTCAAGAACGATGATGGATCGATCAGCACGGTACGCTCCATGTCGATCAACATGGACGGCAAGGAATACCTGATTCCGACCATCGGCCTTGATGGCAAGGTGCTGAACGATGATGAGGCGGTCGAGAATTTCAAGAAGACTGGCCAGCATCTTGGTGTATTCGAGAACGCCGAGAGCGCGACGAAGTACGCCGAGAAGCTACATGAGCAGCAGGCCAAGCAGTACGGGCGTCCCGGCGTACTGACGCAGGCGGCCAACGATGCGCTGCGCGGTTTCAGCAACCTGAAAAATATCGGTGTCGGGCTGGCGGCGCTGGGTGCCGATCTTGTGGGCGCGGACAAGACCGCCGACAGGCTGCTGCAAACCTACATGGACAACGCGGCCGACATCGCCAAGAACAACCCGGCGGTCATCGGCACGTACAAGAACATAAAGTCGCTTGGCGATGCCGGGCGCTATGCGATCGAGGCGGTGGCCGAGAACTTGCCGATGATGGTTCCGTCGCTTTTGACGGGCGGCATCGGCGCGGCGCTGGCGAAAAAAACGGCCGAGCGCGCCGTCACGCAGTTCATAGAAGGTCAGGTTTCCAAGGGCGTTGCGCGCGAACTGGCCGAGAAGCAGGCGGCGAAACTTGCCGCGCGGCGCATTCTTGTCGCCAGCGGTGGCGGTGCGGCGCTGTCTTCGATCGGGATCGAGTCGGGCAACATCTACGGCGACACGTTCCGCGAAACGGGCAAGAAAGCGCCTGGTTTGTCGGTGGCGTTTGGTGTGCCGGCCGGCGTTCTCGACGCGATCGAGCCCGTGTATGCGCTCTCGAAGATTGCCGGCCCCGCCGTCAAGCAGCTGGCCGGCGGCATCATCAAGCGCATGGGCAAGGAAGCCGGCAAGCAGTTCCTGATCGAGGCGGGAACCGAGGGCTTGCAGTCGATGCTGGAGGCCGCACCCAAGTCGATCACCACGGGCAAGCCGTACTGGACCGAGGAATTGCTCGATGATGTCATCGACTCGGTACTCAAAGGCGGCTTGGCTGGCGGTACGTTCGGCGCTGCGACCGCGCCGTTTCATGGTAGCGGATCTGGCGAAGCGCCCGCTGCGCCGCCAGCCGGGCCTGCCGTCGAGCCGCCCGCCGCGCCAGCGCCGGGTACGGAGCAGGTTTCGACCGCTCCCAATGGTGACACGGTACGCTGGACGGAGCCGTCCGAGCCCGACACGCGCGGCCCGCTCACGCGCGCCATGGAGGTTGGCGAGAACGTCGCCGCCAGCAAGCGCGTCGTCGTCACCACGCCGGCCGGGCAGATAACCGGATTTCTGGAATCGCTCAACGAGGACGGCCAGGGCGGATTCGTCGCTCGCGTGCTGGGCTATGATGGTCAGTATCACCAGTTCACGCACAACGATCCGGTCAAGATCCAGACCGAAGCAGCCGCGATGGCAGAACGCCGTGCGCAGATTGAAAGTCAGGAGGTTGTTGATCCTGAAACCGGCGAAATTCTTACGCAGGAGCCCGCACATGCAGCAGATGATGATGGACGTGAATCAGGCGCTGAGGCTGTTGCGACAGGTGAAGGCGGTGTCGCCGGCGCAGTCGAAGATGCTGCTGCGCTGCCTGAGAGCGGGCCGGCCGATACCGCCAAGGCTAAACGGCCTGTGCGAAAAGCTGTACCTGCTACAGATCAAGCCTCCGACCGACAGCCGGCACTAGAAGAACCCGTTGCCGTCGAGGATATGACGGCCGAGCAGTTGGCCGAGCGCCGTGAATACTTGTCGGAGCAGGCCAAGTTAAACGGCGGATGGAATAAAGCGCTGATACGCGAGCGCACAAAGGTAGAGTCCGCCCAGCGCAAGCTGACACAATCAGAGTCAGCTGGGAACAGGCCCGGAGACGATGCAGGGAATGGGTTTAAGGTTGGGCCACAAGATGGGGAGCGCTATCGAGTAAGCATTGTGCCCGGTCTTGGCAGTGCGGTGGCACTGGAAAAGCGGCTACCTGCTGGAACGGCGGCAACCTTCTATGTCGGCAAAGATGGCAACCTGATTGATGGTGATGACGTAGATGTTTCCAAAGAAAGCAGTAGATCCAGGGTTTGGATACCCGAAAGTCAAGATGCGTCCAATGAGGCAATGTCCATTCTGGATCAGATGGGCATGCTTCCGCTTGACAGCCCAAAACGCAGGGAACTCAAGAGCCGATTGAAGGCGCTTGTCACCGGCCATCCGACGCAGCAGCCGCAGGTTTCGCTAAATAGCGATGCGACCGCTGCACAACCGGCGCAGGAAGCGGACAATAGGACCGCGCCCGCCGTCACGCCGCGCGAAACCAGCATCACGACGCCCGAGGGTAAACCCTTGGTCGAGCTTTTCCATCCCGCCGAAGGGATGCGCGTGTGGGTGCGAAAGGATCAATGGGATGCCGGCCAGGAAAAGCTGGCCGCGTTTTCCGAATCCGGCGCGCGCCGCTTCGGATCTGGACAGAACGTACAGCGCAAGGCGCTGACCGACCCTGTGCCGGAAGCGGACGCGAAGCCGGCTGAAGTCGTTGCCGAGCCGGCCCCAGCGCCGGCCAAGCCGAAAACCGTCAGCAAGGAAGAAGCGGAACACCTGTTCGGCGTCGATCAGAAACGGGAAAAGGCGCTGGAGCGCATCGCCAAGGGCCGCGCATGGTTTGGCGATCAGAAAAAGGCGCGCGAGTTCATCGCCAAGAACGGGCTGAAAGATACGCACGCGGTCGAGCAGACCGGCGCAAAGCGGTTCGAGGTCAAGACTAAGGACACGGCGGCGGTAGACAAGGCTGCGACCGCTATAAACGAAAATATTGCCCATGCGATTGATGACGCTACTGCGCTATCGAAACTGGTAGATGACGCAAACCAGCGGACCCAAGCCGAAGTCGAATCCATCAAGCAGCAAGCACGGGACGCAGCGGAACGCGGCGCGCCACGCCGGCCACCTGCCGGTCTTGGTGAGGTATATAAGGAGGTCTGGCGGCTTGAATTTGATGATGCACGCCGCTCGAAAGATCAGCAGGCGGTTACTGGCGATGACACCGGGGCCGCGGCCAAGCGCTTCGAGGTCAAGGCGAAGGCGACGGAAGATGGCGCGGCCGCCATCCGCAAGGCCGGATCGGTTGTCTCAGAGGACGCGACGCCGGCATTAGGCGCGCTCTACCATGGATCGCCGGCTGCGTTTGAAATATTCCGCGATCCTGTAGGCGAGGATCGTAAAGGCGGTGCTGGATACGATCACCAGGGGCGCGGGATTTATCTGACGAGCGATCCGAACGGATTTGGCAGGTTCTTTGCGACGGATCCGCGCGCGAAACTTGCCATGTCCTTGCACAGCGAAGGAAAGGCCGAGGAAGCCGAAGCCGTGATGGACGGCCCCGGCTTTGTGATGGGCGTCAAGCTTGCCGACGACGCGAAGATTCTTGATGTCGAGCGCGCTCCAAAAGCGATCAAAGACCTTTTCGACCGCAGTGTTGGCGATACCGAAGTTGGCGATCAATTGCGTCAGTCGGTGATCGACGCAGGATATGACGGCATCGTTTTCAAGGAGCCGAACTATCCCGAAGGCTGGGAAGTGTCGCAAGACGCGCGTACAGTCGTCGTCTACAAAGCCGATAAGGCGAAAATCACGGATCGCCGCGAGGCGCGTGAGTACGAACTGCCAATGGGGTGGTCGGAACGCGGTGAGGGCGGACGTACCGCCGGCGAACCAGCACCTTCTGCTGCCCAAAGTGGTGAGAAAACTGCACCAAATAAATCTGCGCCAGAACTTTTGCGCGAGGCAGTCCAGCAGCAGACCGAAAAGAAACCCGTCACGGTTACGCGCACTCCCGGCGTTACCACCATCGTTATCGACCCGAGTGCGATGTCGCCGGACCCGACCGCACCGACCGAGCAGAATGTCGCGCCCGAGTCGAAGCCGGCTGACGATCGCTTTGCCAAGAACAAAATATTCACCACCGACAAGGTCGCGGCGGCGCGCGCGTTGATGCGCTCCAAGTTCGGGCAACTGAACAGCGGCTTTGACCCGGAAATGATGGTCGCCGGCGCGACGATCGCTGGCGCGTACATCGAATCCGGCGTGCGCGACTTTTCCGCCTACGCCAAAGCCATGATCGACGACTTTGGCGAAGGCGTGAGGCCATACCTGCTTTCGTTTTGGGAGGGCGTGCGCAGCTATCCGGGGCTGGACACCAAGGGCATGACGGATGTGGATGAGTCCCGCCGGCAGTTCGACGCCATCATCGGCGCCGAGCCCGTGAAGTCCGAGGCGGTTGGCGATGTTGTGAAAAAGCCCGCCAAGCGCACCAAGAAAACCGGCAAGGCTGTCGACCGCGTACTGACCCAGGATTGGGGTGTTGATCATATCGATGCCTATTCCGAGGAAGGCGAGCAGGTCAAAGACCAATTCATCAAGGAATCGCGTTCGTACCTGAATGCCGTGGCCGGCATCCTGATGGAGAACGGCTACACGCCGCACATGGACAAGAAGGGTCGCCCGGAGCGCCCGGTGCGCGTCAACGAGGGTGGCATAGCGGTATCGGGCGACGTTTCCCTGGTCCTGGCCGGCCCCGGCGACGTGGGCGCATACATTAATATAGGCGGATCTGCGCTGCGCGGCGTGGTCCCGACGACGCCAAGCGGCGTTGCCATTATGTTCCGCGCGGCGCAAAATAGTGATAAATTCGGTGTAAAAGGCACAAATCAGTGGGCACCCGTAGACCTTTCGGCGGCGGATTTCGCTGCCCTGGTCGACACCCACATTCAACGCGAGGCCAATCGAAATGAACGACCGGCAACTACGGCAGACGCTGGATCTGGCGTTCAAGGATCGAGCGCCCAAGACGTACCGGCAAATGAAGAACCGGCGCGAACTGGCGACTTATTTGGACAGCCTGACCGGGATGGCGATGCAGTCGATCGGCACAGCGATGAGCGAAGTGACGATGCGGGCAGCAGCGAG